ATGACTGCGACTCCCGGCTGGTATCCCACCCCTACAGGTAAACAGGCGTACTGGGACGGATACCAGTGGGTCGGTCAGCCAGCGCGCCGCACCCTCAATCAAGGGTTCGCGTTCCTCGCCGGCCTGTCTCTTCTCGCCACGGTGATCCCCTGCGTGTTCTGGCTCATCACCTCGCTGGCGGGCGGTGGTGGTGCCGCGTTCGGCATGCTGGTGATGTGGGGACTGTGGGGTGGCATGTGGACGACGATCTGGTACCTGTTCGCGGTCGGACGCCGCTGAACGCAAAAGGACGCCCCATCCCGTTGAGAGGTCGGGATGGGGCGTCTCTTTGACTTGCCAGTCAGGTCGATCGTATCGCTGGTTTCAGGGGAGCATGAGCACGTATGTGAGTAGTGCACCGCAGCCGAACGACATGATGGCGATGAAGATGGTGCAGCCACAGATCAGCCGCTTATCCGCCATCGGCCTTCCGTCGCTGCCGGTCCCGGTTCTGCTCCCGCCATAACGACACGAGCATCGGCACATACGCCACGGCTCCCAAGCTGTAGATGATGAACCGAATGATGTCCCGCCCCGGGTAGTCCATGTGCCACCACACCGATATCGCAGCCTGAATCAAGACAAGCGCCAGGATGAGCGACTTGACGAGATAGATCTTGCCGATGCGGTTGGTCCACCAGCGTGACCGAGCCCCATACAGGACTGCGAATCCGATGGTGAGCGCTGCGATATAGATCAGGGAGACGTTGGCGGCGATCCGGTAGTCAATGTCGAACCAGATGTCAGCGGTGATCGTCGCTGCCACACTGGCCGCGCCGACAGCGTAGATCCACCTCATCGGCCACCCCAGGCGTGCTGCAGCAACTCTGTCCATCCGTTCTTGTCGATCTCACGCCGTAGCCGCGCTGAGACATGCTCGGCTTTGGCGGCCTGCCATTGGGCGTTGCTCCGTCGAACTTCAGCGGCATACTTTTCGGCGCTGGCCACATCCCTGTCGCGGCGCACGGCGGCGCGTTCCCGCCGCTGCCGAAGCCATGGCCACGTCACCGGCTACTCCCAGCAGCGTCACGGAAAGCCTGCAACAGTTTCGTGGCGGTGTCCTCCACCGCATCCCGGGTGGAAATGGTTTGCGCCTGAACCTTGATCGTCTCGGCGTCAATCACGGCGCGTTCCCGAAGGTCGGTAATTGCGGCGTCCTTGCCGTCGACGATCTCGCGGTGGTGTCGGCCGGGAATGATCCAGCCGCGGATGTATCCCACGGCGTGCACCGCGACGACGAACCCGAGCAAGGTGACAACACCAACCTTGTCCCACAGCTCCGGGTTCCACATCGGCATCATGGCCGGGCGGCAGGCTCAACCGCAGAAGTCATTGAGGCGGTGCCCTTGTTAGCGACACCAGCAGACACGATCGACGTCAACACGGACAGCAACGCGGCGCCACCACCGGCGCCAGCGAGGGTGAGCCAGTCGATGGTGAGGACGTTGACTGCGCCGCCACCGAGGGTGAGGATGACACCCTGGGCGAAGCTCTTGAGTGCGCGTTCGGCGGTATCTTTCCAGAAGGTGAGCGACCAGATCGTGTTCATGGGTTCCTCCGGTTGTTGAGTGCGAGACAGAGTGCTGCGATGACGGCGGTGAGGCTGTAGACATAGCCGAACGCCATGACGACATACATCACGCGGCGGTGAGCTTCTGGCGCATCCACGCCTTGCCGCCGCTGATGTCGTACGGCGAGTAATGCGGATTGTCGTTACCAGTGGCCAGGAAACCGACGCCAGACACGATCGCCAGCACGATGCCGATCACTTCCTCCACTGGGACGAGGAACAGGCCGGCGATCTCCATGGCCAGCGAGTACGGGTTGGAGAACACGTCACCGCGTGCGATGGCCTGGTACACGGCGGCCTTGATCTTGCTGGCCTTGTCGTCACCGTTCTGCGCGAAAATGTCACCCTCGCGGTAGACATCCACCCAGTAGTCGGGCTTCTCGGGATAGCCATTGATGCCGAACCGCCGATACGGATCCAGTCCGTGTGTGCCTTTGGTCTTGATCCACGACTCTGCCCACGGTGCGATGCTGTCGGTTCCACGGCACGGAGGACCGTAGGCCAGGACAGCGCGGAGATCGTTGAGTCGCCAGTTCAGCGGCTTCCCGGGCATCAAGTAGTCGACATAGAAGTCGAATCCGATGATGCCGCCTTGAGAGAAGATCCCCATCGACCACGGGGTTCCGGCGGGAAACGGCTTCCCGCTCGGGAGGACTGTGGCGCCGACATTCTCAGCGAGCGCGCGCACCCCGTCCTTGTTGTCGAATGGGATGGCGCCGTTGTTGTAGCCAGTGGGCTGATGGACGCACACACCCTCAGCCTCGAGTTGGGTTGCGGTGTCAGCGACCGGGCCGGCGAACATGTTCGACAGGTGACCCTCAACAGTGAACATGACTGGCAGGACGGGCACTGACGGGATCGGCACACCGAGTGCCCGCAGGTCATCATCAGATACGACGCCGTCGACAACCTGGGTGGTGCGGCGCTCGTACTCTTCCTGCCAACTCTTGGCCCGCGGCCCGAATTCGTCAGTGTCCTGCGGAAGTTCACCGAGCAGTCGGGTGTAGAGCGGTCCGAACCGCACGTTCATGACGTGACGCCACTGCCGCACACTTTCGTTGCGGTCCCCGAGCCGGATGGGCATCAGTCGACCCGGTGTTCAGCGAGCCACCGTTCGCCGGCGGACACAGCATCAGGGTCGACCTTGGTGAGGATCTTGGCCGCCAACGCGGTGTCATCCTCGCGGCCGGGTTCGTCGGTGCGTGACACCGCGAGGAGTAGTGCGACGGACTGCGGATCCCCGTATTCGACGGCCAGCTTCTCCACCAGCACCATATGGATATTGGCGTCGGCGGTCCAGGCGAATCCGGCGCACGTGTTCACTGCGCCTTCGTAGGGCCAGCGCAACGGCGACAGAGACTTGCGTCGGTATTCGGCGATCTGCTTGAGCAGGTCCCGGTCGCGTCGGTGAACATGTCATCCCCTCCAGTGGTGAGTGCAAGAAGTTGGTCGCCCATCGCGAGGGCACGGTTGTAGCGGTCCTGGCGGTCGGATAGTCCGTTGGTGCCGCCGTTGATTCGCTTCGTCACGGTCACGAGGTCGCGGGCATCGGACAGGGCGTTGATGTCGGGGCGGGCGACCACCCAGTACCAAGCGGCGCCGAGGCCGGCGTACTCGTCGGATGCGAGCGCGGTGGGGTTGTCGACGAAGTAGGTTGAGGAAGGATCAGGCCCTTGCTGAATGCCCACGCCGAGAGTCGGGTGTAGTTGGAGCGTCCGGTGATCTGAATCCAGGACCGGCCTTTGAACCGCACACCGTCACCGGGTTGTGTGTTACCCAGATCGGCGCGGCCCTCGTAGGCGGCACCGGATGCGATCTCTTCCGTGTAGTACAGACCAGCGCTCTCGTGGCCGATCTGTGCACACCACATGGCGATCCGGTTCACGTTGGTGCAGTCACATGCGAGCAGGGATGCGGTGACGGCGGGCAGCAGTTGCGCGTAGCGGTCCAAGCTGAGCCGGCCGCCCATTGCGTCTGACAACACTTGCGCAACGTCGACACTGGGTGCTTCACCGCGCCGGAAAGTCGAGTACCCGTCTGGGCGGATCTTGCGGTTGATGAAGTCCTGGGTGTGGCTGTTGTTGTAGGTGTCGTAGCCCATCTGGAAGTGCATCGCGTCTTTGGGCGTGGTCCAGTCGTTGCCCCAGAAGATGGTGTCTTCGTAGAACGCGAGCAGTTCGCGAATCGTGGCGATCTTGGCGGCGTCGAAGCCTGCGTTGAGCACCTGGAACGGGTGGCTGTTCCAGTTGAGATCCATTGCGGTGCCGGACAGGTGGTTGCTTGTGGCCACGCTGTTGGTTGGGGTCCAGCACGCCGAGTCGGGGTCGCGCAGCGGTTCGACGTAGGCGTTGAAGTCGGCGGCGAACGCCCGCATGATCGTCAGCGGCCAGCCCTTTTGGATCTGCAGGGTGACGTTTGTGCCGGGGATAGTGGTCCACTCGCACGAACTGGCCGGCACTTGATACCAGCCGTTCTCAGTCCGCAGCACCATCAGCGGAGGAACCCGGGCAGTAGGGCACGGATTCGTTCGACGACCTGGCCAGCGAGTTGGGCGACGTCGACACCTGGAATGTCGATCTGTTCCGCGACAGCCTTGGCGATCGCCGCTGCAATGTCGTCGACGTTGTCGAGTAGTTCAGCGACGATGTAGCCGGCGAGCTTGCGGAGGATGGTGTCGAGCACGGCTGGTCCTTTCACGACGAAGCCCCGGTCACCGAGTGGCGCCGGGGCGAACTGTTCGGAATTTCCGATAAGTTGGGGTTGACCTGCGGTTTAGATGTGGTGGAGGGTTTCGACGTCGAACATGGGGCAGCCCTTCGCGAACGCCAACGCGATGAGCACCGACAACACGAGACCTGTCACGGTGCCGGCGGCCAGGGCGCGGATCACCAGCAGGCCCCGAGGATGAGCGCGAACGTGAAGATGACGGCGGGGAGGCCGATGCAGAAGACGGGTAGCCAGCGACTCATGGCAGGTCGGACAGTTCGCGTGGGACCAGGGTGCTGTAGCCGTTGGCGGGGAGGATCGTGAGGGCGTGTTCGGTCATGGCGGTGATGGCTGCGGGCCGGTCGGGGGCGGTGGCGTCGGGGGTTCCGTCGGCGGTGATGGTCCACTCGCTGCCTTCGCGGGTGGCGGTGACGATGGGCTCTCCGGTGGTGGCGTCGAACAGTTTCATGTGTTCGGTGCCGAAGCCAACGATCTGGTGGTTGGTCTGTACGTGGTACATGGTTCGGCTCCCTATGCGGTGATGGATGGGGTGACGTCGATGGAGGCGCCGGAGCCGGAGACGATGACGTTGCCGCCGGTGAATGCGCCTGAGCCGACGAATGTGCCGGAGGTGGATGCGGAGAAGATGCCGCCTTCGGTGTAGGTGCCTGCGGCGCAGGGGATGTTGACGGTGGATCCGGTGTTGACGCCGGTGGAGCCGGGGGTCCAGGTGGTGAGTTTGCGGGTGTAGCCGCCGCCGGTGGCTTCGTTGGCGCCGGTGGTGCCGCCGCCCGCACCTGTGTGTAGGGAGATGTAGGCGCCGAGTGCGGCGATGGCGTTGGATGCTGCTTGGTGGGTTGCGTTGGGGATGCCCATGATTCGTCTCCTAGATTCGGTATGCGTAGTACCAGACTTGGCCGCGTCCGCCTTTGGATCCGGCTGCGAGTCCGCCGCCGCCGCCGTAGCCGCCGGAACCGGGGACGCTGGCGGTCGATGATGTGGTGGTGGCACCGCCTGTATAGGTTTGGCCGTTCAGCAGCAGGTCTTTGTTGCCGTTGGTGTTGCCGCTAGATACGGCGTCGCCGTTGCGGCCGCCACCTGATCCGGTTGGCCCACCGGAACCGGTGAGCGTGGGAACGCCGCTGCCGGTGGAGTTGGACGCTTGCCCGGCAGTGCCGTCTGAGGGGAAGAATCCGCCCGCGCCCCCAGCGCCGCCGTCGCCGACGGTTCCGGTCAGTGCGGTGAGCGACGGATACGAGGCTAGGGCGATGGTGTCGGAGTTGAATACGCCTGCGTTGCCGCCGTTGGCTGCCGCGGCGGAAGAACCGGAGCCGCCTTGGCCTCCACCGAGGGCGATGCGGTCGATGTGGGTGTATCCGGCCGCGCGGAGGGCGGTGATGTCGTAGGAGTAGGCCCCAACTGTTGTGTAGGTGGTCAGGATCGGTGGAAGCTTCAGGTTGGCACCGAACCCGAGGCCCGGCGTGGCTGCGACAGTGAATGCTGCGGGCACGTGAGTACCGCCTGCGGCGTTGATTGCGGGGGTGATGGTGAGTCCGAAGGATCGCGCGTAGCGTTCGGCGGCCGCCATGCCGAGTCCTGGTGTGGTGGCGATCTGCATGGCGCGGGCGTAGTGCTCTGCCGCGGTCATGGCCAGGCTGGGTGTGAGGCTGATCGTGACGTCGGCTGGGACTGGTGGTGGCGGTGCCATGCCGATCGTGGGCGCGACAGTGAGGCCGAAGTCTGCGACCGACTTCCCAGCGCCGGTCATGCCGATAGTGGGGGTGAGCACCAGGCCGACAGCACCGGGTGCCCGCCCGCCGGCGGCCATTCCGATCTGCGGTGTGAGGGCGAGCGTGAGTCCTCGGCTGAGCTTCACGGCCCATTGCTGGTTGCCGGTGGGGATGTGGATGGTGGGGTCGGTGGTCCACCCGGGTTTGGCGATGGGCGCGGGCGGGGTGGTGGACCAGGACATTCCACCTCCAATTTGTTTGAACCGTTAACGAGCGCCAGTAGCGGATGGCACACTTGCCCCGAGCAAGGAGGGGAACCGGATGGCGCGAACGCCAGGGGGTTGTGCAGTCGATGACTGCGACGGCAAGCACATCGCTGAGGGCATGTGCCACTATGGCGATGCGCCGCATAAGGCGAAGGGCCTGTGCAAGGGCTGCTACGGCAAAGCCAACCGTGTCTACAGTGAGCGGAAATTGCCACACTTCCATGCCTTGATGCCAGACGATGTTCGGGAGATCCGGCACCTACATGCCACCGGTGAGTACAGCCAGGTTGAGTTGGCCCGAAAGTTCGGGGTGTCGGGCAAAGCGGTGTCGATGATCGTACGCAGAAAAACGTGGACTGATCTGGAATGACGAAAGGCCCTCGGGGTTTCCGAGGGCCTTGCATAGTCGGGGCTAGTGGTGGGTTCCCGACCAGAGGTCGCCGAAGTAGCGATCCATGGTGCGCTTGCGGGCGATCCGCCAGTCCTCGACTGGACCACCGGCGCGCAGGTCGCTGGTGCGCTGCTTGTGCAGTTCGGGGCCTTTCCAGTTGGGCGGCTTGGGTGCTGCGATCGTGATCTTCTTCGGCGCGTCCTCGTGGGCAGACCGCGTGGTGGCACCCTTGTCGGTGGGTTCAGCGGTTGCGGAGGGTGCGCTGATGAGGGTGATCGCGCAGACAGTGGTGATCACCGCGATGGCGATGCGTAGCATGAGTGAGCCTCCTAGTGGGGGTGGGCCGCGTGGCGGGCCGATGGTTCCTAGGCCGGTTAGCCCGCCACGCGGTGTCTGATTGGAACACCCCCAAAGCTACACACCATCGTATGTGTACGCAAGTATGTATACTCTGGTATGTATGCATAGGTACTTGAGCGTCACCGAGTTGGCCGAGCGGGCAGGCTTAGCGGTGAACACCGCTAAGTCCTACAGCCAGATACCAGGGCGGCTCCCCGAGCCCGACGCCATGATCGGGAGAGTCAAGGGCTGGCTACCCGAGACGGTTGACGCCTGGATAAGCCGGAGGCAAAGCAATGACTAAGGACCGCAACATTTTGTACCGCGCCTGGAACGATGGCGAGTTGCTATACATCGGGATAACGATCAACCCAGGCGTCCGATTCCATGACCACTCAGGACAGGCCGCCTGGTGGGCGTTAGCTACTCACGTGAGTTTCGAACGGCTCCCCGAGGGAATAAGCCGCAGCGAGGCTCTGGCGTTAGAGGCTCTGGCGATTCGCAACGAGCGCCCTCGGTTCAACATTATGTGCAACCCCGTTCGCCCCAAACGGTCGGTCCCGAAGGCGGTTCGCAAGGCCCCCGTGTCCGTCCCGGAAGCGTCAGGCTCACTTAGCGAGATCACCGACCTGATTCGCGCAACCCGCGCGAGAATCACCGAGCTTGATGACGAACTGCCCAGCCTTGTCCGCGAAGCATTTTGCGAGGGCAATTCATGGAGGGATATCGCCGGATTGCTTGGCGTATCCAAGGCTCGGGTCTACCAATTGCGCGCCGACGGTCGTGCCAATCAGGCCAAGTCATAACCACGCCAGGTGGCTATCCACGCTGAGTGGTCCTGAGACGAAAACCCAGCATTGAAGCTGACCAACCACCCCGTTCGCCGAAGCGACGCCACGAGAGGGATAACCGCATTGCCGGTATCGGTCCACGTACACCCTGGGATCGGAACCCCATTTCGATACGCGGTGTACACCGTTCCGACCGCCTCAATTCGGAACACGTCGCCCACGCTGACCGTGGTGGACGCCGTCGCACGCGCAGTCGGGGTCGGATCGGCAGGCGCGTCGAACGTAATGATTCTCGCCTGATTGGTAGTGATCTCAAGCGCCGCACCGAGAGTGGAGTTGTTGCTCGCCCGAACAATCGCCCAGATAGGGGGCACTGAAGTGTCCGGAACCCTGGCGATCGTCACCTCAGACGCCATGTCATTGGTGGTCATTGCCGTCTTGTGGATCCCCGAGGATCGGTTGATCTTCTTCGGTACCGGCAAGGTGAATCCCGGCTGGACCCGCATATGTAGGCCGCCGTCCGCGGCGATGACGCCCGTTTGGGCGTCGTAGTCCCCGCTACCAAACAGATACCACGCCGCCGAACTCCACTGACCTGTCGAGAACTGCTCGGCTAACTGAATCGACGGCGGCACGAAGTCAAGCGCTTGCCCTAAGCTGGCCCAGACTCGATCGGCGGCTCGTGTGACACTGGCCGCCGAAACGCTCGAAGGAATCGAAGTCTGGGAAGCTAGGACAGCGGTAGCGCACCGCGGATGAAGCCCGGTGTAATCCATCGCCGAACTCGCCACGCATACGAGCCCTGGATACGAACCCGTGCCGGTTGTCAGGATCCCGACTGCCCACAGGTCGCCCTCGGAAGCTTGCAGGTCATACGGCATATTGAACCGCTGATCTACTAGCCCCGAGCCGGTGAGGATTTGCGAGCTCACGTTGCCGAAGTTGTACTCCAAGGTGTAGGTCCCATTCGCAGGGTCGATCCGGTAGACCGCTACAAATACGTTCTCCTGCGGGTCGCCACCATTCGTCATGAATCCGACCTGGTTATAGATCCGGTTCTGCGTGGTCCGCAAGGCGGTTAGGTACAACCTTCCACCGGTAAATATCTTGGCCTCGGACGCCATCACCCTGGGGAATACCACATCCTCAAAGGGGTTCGGCGACACCCAAAACGGGACGTTCTTGGGGGCATTCATCAGATTTGCCAGGGTGGCTGTGGACTCTTGGGCGATAGCCGCGGTCGTGGAGACTGACGCAGCCGCCGTCTGCACATCGGCAGCGGTCTTGCCCGTCGATCCGGTGGTCCTAAAAATGCCGTCCCAGAAGTGATTCCAGGTATCCCGCAGCCCATCGCCGATATCATCTAGGCCCTCAACCACATTAGATGCGATGGTCCCGATGATGTTCGTGCCGTTCATCTGCCCCGACGAGTTCAGCCCCGACGTCTTCCCCGTGAGTCCGGCGAACCAATCCTTGATGGCGGCCACTGTCGAGTTGATCGGTGTCACAACCAGTCCTGCGAGAATGTCGCGGATCTGATTCACCAACGTGTTCAGATCGCCCAGGCCCGACACCATGCCCTGCGTGATCGTTCCGATCACCCCAGCTGGGTTCGTCAACAGATCCGTGAGCAACTGCTGAAACTCATCGATACGATCCTGAATCGCGGCAGGCAACCCACCCGCCAACGGGCCAGCCAAGATCCGCTTCAACGTCGGCGTGTTCTTCCAGAACACCGTCCCCGCAGTGACACCATCAACGACCAACGCCGGCCGCACCGACTGCACACCAGCCGGAATGTCCCACGACGTATCACCCAGTGTCACCGGCGAGGTGATCGTGCCCGACGGATTCGTGACCGCACCCACCGTCACCGGTGTCGCTGCCCCAGAACCGTTATCCGAGGTGAACGTCTCCAGCACATACCGGATCGTCTGACCCGCACCCGACACCACACCCGAATACTTCACCGGGACCGTCGTATTGATCGGCTGACCCGCCTCAACCTTGATCACACCAGACTTCAAATACAGCGTCTTCGGCGACCCATCACAAACAACCTGAGCCGCATCCTCCGACGCGTTGAACGACCACCCATCCGACGTAGGCACACTCGCAGCAGTGAACGGCTCCAACTCATTCGGCACAGCAGTCGTCAACGCCATAATCGGCACACCAGAACCGAACTGGCCCAACGCGATACGACCAAACAAATTCGCCGCATTCAACGGCGCCGTCAACAGTGCTTCCGCGACAGCCTCAACCACATTGATCAACGGGTTGATGAAGTTCGTGACAACCGTCGACCACACCTCTTCCGGCGTAGGCGGATCCGTCAGATCGAGCCACCGAAGATCGCCGACAAGGTATCCAGACCAGTCTTCAGCCACGGCAGATCGATACCCTTGCCGTCAGCAAGGGACGCCACGAAGTCATCCCACGATGCCAGATTGATGCCCGCGGTGTTGTTGATGAACGTGACGATCTGTCCGGGCAGACTGCCGGCCGCTACAACAAAGGCCCACACATCAGCTGGCGTCGGCAGGTGCGACCAGTCGATCGACCCGAACAGGTTCTCCAGGAAATCCCGGATCCCAGTCAGATCGATACCCGTCAGATCCTTCAGCGCCGTGAGGAACCCATCAACGATCTGCTGTAGATCGAACGGGGGCAGCTTGCCTATCCCGGTGTCTATCCGCTGCGTCGGATGATGGGTGATCGCAACCGGGTTGATGTCATACGACCTTGGCATTGGCCGCCTTCCAGTTCCGCTCGGCCGCCACCCAAGCCTTCAACTGCTCGTTGCGCCACACGCTTTCAGCAACCAGCCACGACACCGCATCCTCATTAACCCGGCCCAGCGCCGTCTGCTCAATCCACAAGTAGTCGGCCGGATCAATGCCCATCGACAGTGCGTGCTTCAACGCCTTCGGGGGCAAATCACTGACCGGCACTTCACGCTCAGTGAACTCGGCCACCTCGTATCCCTCGGCAGCGACAGCCTTCTCGGCAGCCTCGCGTGCTAGCCAGGACAACACTGCACGGTCACTATCCAGAGGGAACGGGCCCAGGGTGCGAAACACTCTCTCGCGCGCCACGATCAGCCTTGCGGAATCGTCTCGATGACCAACTGTGCGCCGTTGGCCTTGTTGAAAATGTAGATGCCACCAAGGAACCCGTCGTTGTACAGATTCACGTTGATCGTGGCGGTCTCCCCCGCGTTCACTTGGGCCACACCGTTGTCCGGCGACACCGCTGCGGTGGGGTCGCCCGGGTCGGAATAGTGCGGAAGAATCGTCGTCCAGTTCGACGAGTTGCCGAACCCGCGGCCGATCAGGGTTCCTGAGATCGGGTCACCCAAGCGGACTTCCACGCCGATGGTCAGCGGGTCGGCGTCGGACTCAATGCCGTAGCACTTGAGGTGCCCGGTCACATACGGCACGTAGTCGTAGTCCTGGGCTTCCAGGGTGAAAGACAGAATCGTCTGACGTTGAGTGGCGCCCGTGAAGTTGGTGAACGCGCCCTGCGGCACCGAGTACAGGCGGGGGTGTTTCGCCGCGAAGTCGCTGGGCTCCCACTTGTCCTTGACCTCATTCCACGTCACCACCTGCCCGTTCAACGGGGGCAGGGTGTTGTCATAGTCGGCAGCCAAGACGATGGAAGACGCAGGCCCCTGAGGACCAGCCGGCGGATCGACTTTCACATGGACGATGGGATTGAGCGAGGTTCCCGACTGTTCAGTCGTCGTGCCAGTCCCGGGCGCCACACGCTCGAAAGTGAATGTGACGTGCGGGGTCTCGCCGGTCTGCCCCGGCGAACCCATCGCCTTGGCCACATAGTGGGTGCCGGTCCATGCGTAGACGAGGTTGTCGATCCAGAACGCGTACCCCGCATCTGCCAGAGTGAGCGGTCGATCGAAACCGTTTGCGGCTGAGGCGGTGGGGAGGTCCGCGGGATCGTCAATATCGGAATCCCACTGCATCTTCACAATGTCAGCGGGATCACCCTTGTCGCCCTTGGCGCCCTGGAGAGCGTCCAGCGCGATGACTGCATTGTTCTGGACAGCCTCCATGGTGGCGACCTGCATCGCAGGGGTATCCCCGTCGCCCACCACCCCGTACCAATGGGTGTTGGTTAGGAAGCTGCCGAGGTATACCGGATCACCGGGGATGGGTGAGCTCACTTGAACGTCCCTTCAAACTTGGTTCGCACTTTCCACGGCATCGCGTCCAACATCGCGTCGAGATCCACCTCTCCCACCGCCGTCACCAGCTCGGAGCCCGGAATCGGTTCAGGGTCTGGCCAATCCACCGGAACCCAGTCGCGCATACCAGCCATCTGACCGGGTCGATTCGGGACCGGACGCGCCTTGATCACCGCCCGCTCCTCGTGAACATCAGCGCCGCAGCGTGCGAGGTGCCAGGCGATCTGCGGCAGCTTCTCCCCCACGAACAGCAACTCGCCGGTCGGTCCGCGCATGAACATCAGGGCATCGGCCAGGCGGTGCATGGCGTCGATGAGTTCCTGTTTTTCGGCAGGCAAAACACACCCCTATCAGCGGTAGGATCGATTCATGAAGTACTCAGATGGCGCGATACCCAAGGTCGGTTACATTGGGCAATGCCAGGGGTGCGGCAAAGAGGTTCAGTTCCGGCGCATAGCTCTTGGCGAATACGGCGACTACGAGACCGATTTTTGGGTACACCTTGCGCTCACTGACTGCACCTCGAAACTGCCGATCACTGCGTCGGCGGATCGAAGTGCATTGGTTCCATCGACCGTCCCACCGGGCCACACAGAGGCGTGTGACGGTGAGCCGCACCCCGACCGGGAGTGCCCCGTCGACTACCCGTGGTGACCTAAGCAGCGATCGCTGCGCCACCGATGAGGGAACCGATCGCGTTCCACCCATCAGCAAGAGCTTTCAACCCGGCCTCGAACGGGTCGCGGTCGCGGTTCTTGCCGATCGTCAGCGCCAGGTGAATTGGGGTGTCCTCGTCGTACTCCCACTTCACGCCGCGAATCTGCTCGGTGTAGTAGATGCCGTCTATTTCGAATAGCCCGCGGTGACCGATGTTGTAGTCGTAACCCCAGCACCACGGTTCACCATCACGGGCATTCAACGTGAAGCTGACCTTCGGTTTCCGCTTGTGCTGCCCTTGGCGGATCGTCAACGCGGCAGACACCACGTAGGCGTATCCGTTGCCCTGCTCGAAGTCCTCCAGGAACGCGTAGTCGTTGAACCACACCGCCGTGAACGGATCGGTGAACTTCTCGTAGGCGAAGAACATGTCGTCCAGCTGGCCCTGGTACACGTTGTCTAGGCCTTCAGCGCCGTACTGCTCGTAGGCGCCGATGCCGTAGTTGATCACCTGGGCGATCTGAGACAACCCATACCGGATCCCGAAGGTGATGGCCTGGTTGAGCCACTGGGGGCTGTGGCCACCTGTCCATACAGTTTGGGCCCCACCCTTTTTGATGCGCCGCTCCGAGGAAATCAACCCCGAGTACTCGCAATCCCGCCACACCAATGACGGCTTCTCCGGCGCAACACCGAGCAGCTTACGGAAGAACGGATCTGTCTCACCGTCACCGTCCGCGTCAACCGGCATGATCACTTCGGTGATCGTGTCGTCCAGGACCGCACCGATCAGGTTCAGTGCCCCATCAGCCGCAGTCCCGGTCGGGCCGGTGACCCCGGAGTGATCCTCGAACGCCAGGATCACACACGCCCGAGATGGGCGGGCCAGATCGTTGCCGACCAGAGCCGCAAGTTCGGGGTGGGGTGAATCCTTATCCTCAGGCAGCCAGATGTAGTCGACCAGGGAGCATCCTGCGTCATCCAGCAAGGGTTCTGAGATGGTGTGCAGGTCTTGCCACTTCGACGCCAACGGCAGAATCCGCGACTGATCCAACAGCGGGTTGACGAACTGCACCTGGATGGGCCAGTGCAGTGGACTCATGTTCCCTACACGGGTGGTAAGCCAATGCACCGGATCAAACAGGGATGTCGGGATGGACAGTAGCGGCCAGAACGATCGGGCCAAGTTGATGAACGTCGTGAACGCCAGATTGGAGCGAAGGTTCTGTATCCACACCCAGCTCTTGAGCGGCTGGAACTCTGGTGCGCTGAATGGGGTGGCGCCCAGCAGGATGTGCTTGGCGTGCTCCCGCAGGCTGATGACGTCGATTTCCACTGTGCGGGTACCGTCATCGTGCTTGACCGCGCGAATGTCGGTGACCTTGAACCCCAACCGGGTCCGCCAATGACGCTGGTTCGGATTTGGATCGATCGCCAGATGCAGATCCTCTTGCACCCGGGTTTTGTGGGCGCACAGATCAGCCAGCCAATCCGACCATCGCAGCGAGATCGTCCCCGTGCCGGAATCATCCAACAGGCGTTCCCAGCTCGCGGCCTTCTCTGTGGCGACTGTGCCAGGTAGTCCCACCGCTTGTCCATCAACCGCAACAACGGACGTTGCCGATTCGCGTCCACGATCAACTGGCGCCGCTCATTGAGCAGCCGGTACTTGGTGACCGCGTCGTTGTACTCGGTGATCTGCTTCAGCTGCGGACGCACCTGCGCCCGCGAAACAAAGCCCATGTCAGGCATATCCCATGCGATACCACTGCGGCACAATGCAGGTGATCTTCGCTGCCGGATTCGTGTGCGTCACCTTGATGTGCGCAGTCGAGTGCGGCGGGATCTGCGAGGTGAACCCGATCCCGCCAGGCATCCTCCGGCCGACCGGCAGCCCCGAGTCCGCGCTAGTGAGATCCCCGAGAAGGTAGTCGAGAATCTCACTGTTGCGGATCACCTGATAGAACAGGTTGTCCACCGGATCCGTTGAGCTCGTCAGGGTTCGCTTCGCCGGATCAGTGTCCACCAGGATCAGCCCATCCGTGGGGAAGATCCGCGGCAACGGCACCATCCGATCCGTCACACCATCCTGAATGGTCACATCCCCGTCATGCAGGGTGGACCCCTCAATGATGAACTTCGGATACTGCGGCCAATCCCCATTGTTGACAACAGGAATCACGCCGTGATTGCGTCCGTTGATCTGCGCGTTCAGCACATCGTTGCGCCACTCAGTGGTAAACGAACGCTTCGAGTAGAACGGGAACTGGCCGTGGATGGTCATCGCCCACGCTTGGCAGTTGTTCCCGTACGCGGTCGGATCCAAGTCAAGGGTTTGATCGTTCGCCTCACCATGACGCACGCGAATCCAACGCCACCCATGGGTACGGGTGTAGGTACCCCAGAATCCCGCCGGGGCGTTCTTGTTCTCCGGCCAATCCGACCACCACTTCTCTTCCAACATTCGGTAGGCGAACTCGTTGTCCGGGAACCGGGTCCGCGTCAGGTAGTTGATCCCCGGGCCGACAAGAACATTGAGGTTGTACACCCGCTTGCGGTAGTCGGTGCGCTCCAGCTCCTCACCGATCATGTACGGGCCACCCGAATAGCGTTGCTCGAACGGAAGGTGCATCGACCCCTGCAACTTCTGGTCCAGCACCACGCCCTCTTTACCCGCCCAGTTGCCGGCCAGGTTCCACAGTCGGCGCCCATCCGGGGACATGTACACGTGCTTGGTGTTCAACCCGCGAAGCTGTTTACCCCACGGCCCCAGGTCATCCCACGACGTGTACCGCTGCCACCCAGGGTGCCGGGACCCGACTGGCGAGTAGATCGGTGTCCCATCGGGGCGGACCCAATCATCCATCCCCAGGTTGACCTCTTCAGTGGTGTCAAACCGCGCCCACTCTTTGAAGTTGAAGCTCTCGCTGCGCGGGTAGGTCATTGCGGCCTCACTCCACCGAGAGTCTTCTTGTAGGTCTGGTTGGCGTGGGCGTCAGCCTTCAACAGCCCGGCCTTGGGATCGACGCCGGACATGTTGTAGTTCACTGTGGTTGTCGGCCCAGGAGCGCCACCGCTGCCTGGTGCGCTTCGTTGGGGCGCAGCTGCCGACCCGCCTCCGGTAGAGGTTTCAAGAAATCCCCTACGCCTGGAAGGCTGATCCCGGGGAGTTCGCCGCCACCACCAGGCAGGCCAACAACATTGCCCTCGTCGCCGATCGGCATACCGGGCGACCATCCCGCTGCTGGATACCCAGCTTGCCTTCGAGTGCACCCTTGATCGGGCCGGCGAATGCGTTCAACAGGGACTGGCCAGACTTGAGCAGCGGCCACTCCAGCATGTTGGAAAACCCAGGCAGCCCGATCGATTCCATGAACCCACCGAACAAGCCGGAGGCAAGGTTCTGCCCGAAGCCCTTAGCTCCGTCATCGCCGGACTTCTCGGCCTTGGAGGCCTCTTTGTCCTTGACCTCAGACAGGCGGGTCTCGGCTGCTGTTTGACGCTCTTGCGCCGCGGTGAGCTTCTGCTCAGCCACATCACGCTTTTTCTCCGCAGCGGTGAGTTTGTCGGCCGAGGCGCCCTTGGCCTTGAGTGCATCCAAATCGGCGTTCGCCTTGTCCAGCGCGTTCTGTGCTGAAGCGGTAGAGGCTTTGGCGGAAGTGACCGATGCCTGAGCGGACTGCACCCGAGCTGACGTTCCGCCACTCTTCGTGGGGTCTTCCCCGTAGCCGGCCAATGCGATCCAAGCCCGGTTGGGGAACTCTGATGCGCCCGCCGCGCCGCCGCCATACTGGCCCCCACCGGACTTGCCGCCCATCTCCACGTTGACGTTTCCGCCCTCGGGATCCAGGATCGTTCCTGCCGTGTGCCCGCCACCGGGACCGCCGTTCTTCCAGCCGATCCAGTACGCCGCAATACCCGAGGGCGGATCGCCCTGCTGGAATCCACGCGCCAGAAGCGCTTGAGACTCGTTGCCAGTGGCGAAACGCCCGCCAGCTCCGGTGATGTAGTTCGCCAAGGCGGCCTGCGCCCCAGAGCAGTCAGTTCCGGTGAGTCCAGGGGGGCCACCGCGGACATAACTGCCGCCCGAGATGCCTGAGGCGTAGTTCTTCAGCTCATCGACAGTGATGGAACCTTCGGCGTTGCGGCCGATCCCGAATAGGCGGGCAACCTCCATGAGGATCTGCATCGACCGGTTCCGCTTTGACTTGGCCAGTGGAATGTAGGCTTCCCCGCCGGTTTCCTCTTCAGCGAAGATCGTTCCAGCGCCACGCCCCGCATAGATATCGGCGGTCCTAGGCTTGCTGATCCACTGCAGACCACCATCGGCCATCGGGACAATCGCACCGAATACGCGGGGGACGATCGCACCGTCGGCGCGACCACCCTTTGGCACTGTGGTGTCGCCAGGGAACGCAGGCATGCGGGCAGGGGTGCGGAAGTCGACCGTTGTGGTCATCGTCTTCCACTCGTTGGAGAACGCACTCATCGCCTGGTCAGCCAGAGTCGTATCCGCTTTGACAAGGACTAGCTTGTTGTCCTGAATCTTCGCCTCGTAGCCAATCGCCTTGAGAAGCTGCAAGGTCTGTGCGCCAAGCCCGTTCTTGTCTTCGACAACAATCTCTTTGTTGTTGTCCTCATGAACCTTCTCGCCGAGCCCCTTGAGTAGATCCAAGACTGCCTGACCGCCTGGAGCTTCGATGTTGATCGGATGGTCGGTTGGGATCTCGCCACTCTGGAACTTCTGGGCGATCTCCGAGAGTTTCGGCGACAGCTCAGTGAGTTTCCCGCCCAGTGTGTCGAACGCGGCCCTGATCTTCGGCACATCCGTCTGATACCGCTGCGCGAGCGAAGCGAACGTCTGATCGTTGCCCTTGAAGACCTCGTCCATGTTCTTGACGCCGCTGAGCGCGGCATCGACTGTGGTGTCACTCAATTCCTTTAGTGCATCGTTCAACTCAACAGCATTGGACTTACTCAGGTTCAATGTGCCATCAGCACGGAACAGGTCCGCACCGACACCGCCGGCGGCATTAACTGGAGTCTCGGACTGCTTGGCCGCTTCGACGGCGCGAGTGTGGGCGGCTTCGGCATCGCCAGCGGTGCGCGCGGGATTGAGTGCGTCCATCGCAGACTTCAGTGCGCTGGTCTTGTCCGCTGCGCTGGCCGTGTTGTCAGCCAATGTCCGCATGGCGGTGGCCATCTCCAGCACGCCGGGTGCCGTCTTGCGTGCAGTGTCCTGTTGCCGAAGGAACTCCACCCGGGCATCACGGAACTTGGAGGCCGCAGTCTTCCCGCTATCTCCGGCCGCTTCCATCTTCGCGGCCAGCGCATCAAATGCGGCCTGCGGCCCATATGCGGCATCAGTTAAGTCTTGCTGCGACAACTTCAGGTCATTGATCACCTTGAGTGTCGCCTTGGCGGCGTCAGCCTGGTCTTCGATCGCCTGTATCTGTGTACGGCCTCCACCGCCGAACATTGACCGGAGGCTGAACAAGCTCTCACCTTCAGCGCGGAACCGATCCAAGAATGATCCAGTGCGAGTGCCCGCAGCCTCAAGCTCGTCGCTGATCGCGGTAATGCGTTCTACCGCAGAACCCTTGACTGTGTCATCGAACGCGCCGCGCGACTTGGCCAACGCTGAGTTCAGATTGACCTGAGCCTTCTCCGTGCGGCGCACAGCATCCTGGTACGCCTTCAGTGACTGGTCGGCTTTCTGGTTCTGCGCCGAGATGACCGCGAACGCTACACCAGCGGCGATGAGAGCCGCCGAGAATGGGCCGCCCAGTGCACCGATAACGCCAGACGCAGCGGTGCGCAGACCGTTTAGTGCTGGCTGCACACCAGCGCGCAATGCACCCGTAAAGGCGCCCACGTTCGTTGATGCGCCCATGAAGGCGTTACCCATGTTGCGGATCGTCGGAGAGTTGTTCGACACCGCCCGCATGAGGCGGTTGAACGACGACAGATGCTGACCGTTGTTCTGTGCCGCGGTGCCGATGTTGCGATAGTCGCCAGCAATCGCCGTCAGCCTGGACCGCAGTGGAACCAAGGCGCCGGCCTGGCCGGTGATCTGCTGCCCCATCCGGGAAAGCGACTGCGTCAAAGGAACCGTTGCGCCAGTCACTCTCCCGAGAACCGCCGGGATCGTGCGGAACAACAACCAGGCACCAGCCGCAGCCGTCACCAAGCCCTGATGGCTGGACATGAAGTTACCCAACCCCTGAACCAGGGGGGTGATCGTCTTCAGTACACCCGCCGCAGCCTCAAGCGCTGACAGGAAAATCCGCCACGAAGAAACGCCGAGCGCCGCCGACGCCTGCCCGAGCGCCTGTCCGATCTGCACCAGCGCCGGCCAAACCTCACGACCATTCGACGCCAATGACATCAGCAACGACTTCACTTCGGATAGATTCGACCGCACCGCCGAATTGCCCTGCACCGCTTCCCATGCCGACTTGGCTGCAGGAATCCACTCGTCAAAGATCTTCGCATCGAACTGCTGCGACATCTCCTTGACCTTCGGGGTCAGCGCATCCAAAGCTGTGGTTGCTGAGCCAAACCCGCCAGTAAGACGGTTGAAGAATGGTTCCAGCGCTGCCGCGCCACCACGCCCCAGCGCAGCCTTCATGTTGTCCAGCGAACCCTTGAAGCTGCTACCCATCTTCTGTGCAGCGCCACCGATGTGCTTGCTGATCGCCGCTTCGAACTGCTCGGACGAAATCTTGCCTTCGGACGCGAGCTTCTTTACATCACCCGCTGCAACCCCCGCCTCTTCCGCGAGCCACTGATAGATCGGAATGCCACGGTCAGCCAACTGGTTCAGATCATCCGTGTACGCCTTCTGGCCGGTGCGAACCTGGTTGATGATCCGACCCATATCGCCAAGTGACGAACCGGCAATAGCCGAAGCGTCCGCTGTCATCTTGAGATAGTTGGTCAGCTCTTGGCCAGGTTTCACACCCGCCGCAACAGCATTCGCCGCGATCGTGGCAGCGTCACCCAACCCGAACGCGGTGCCCTTCACCGCGGCCAGCGCGGAATCCATGATCTTCGCCGTCGTGCGGGTGTCGTTGCCGAGTCCGGTCAGCTTCGCCTTGGCCTCATCGATCGCCGTCAACCGATCGAAACCAAGCTTCAATGACGACGCAATGATCCCCGTCGCCGCCGTCGCAGCACCCGCCACGCCAACCTTTAGCGCCGTACCCAACGCCTGCGCTCCACGACGACCCGCATCAGCCATCCGCTGCTCAATGCCCGTCAGGTTCGTTGACCGCACCGCAGCCGACGAAAACTGCTGCCCAGTGCGACGACCAGCACCGTCCGCATCAACATCGTTCAATGCGCGACGAATCTGACGCTGCATACCGTCCGCGCTGACGGCAAGGGTGATCCACGCTGTGGCTAGCTCGGGCATCAGGCTCCTTTCAGCATGGCAACAACTTGCGGTGGCGCGGGATCTTCGAGCGCTTCTTCCCATGTGGCAGCCGAGTCGATCGGCTCAACACCGGGGCGTGCAATCGACTCAGGGAATGGGATCTTGTCGCCGTCTTTGAAATGCACGGCGCCGTAACGCCAATACAGCCGGCGCTGTACGTCCAACTGCTCAGCGGCTAGGTGGTCGCCAGGCGTCCACCCCTCGGAGCGTGCGTCATAGATTGCGGTTCCACGCGGTGCGGTGGTTACGTACGCCCACAGCCCGCGAACCCCGAAACTGTCGAGAAGGGTGTCTAGCGTGAGCCGGTCAGTGATCAGGTCACGGGTAACAGCGTCGGCCAGGTCGCCCGTGACCTGATCGACTAGCCACGCTATTCCCCCGGCGTCAGGCCTTTGTCGCCGTCGGCGTTCTTGGTTCCGGCTTCCAGCCAACCCTTGTAGAGGTCGTCGAACGGGTCGCCCTCGGTGTCGTCAAGGTTCATTAGAACCTCTTGCGCTGTAGGACATGCGGCCCGGTCAATCGCCGCGAACTCGATATCGGTGTCGGTCTGCAACTGCCGGATTTTGTACAGCCATGTCTTGGAGTAGATCGCCGCGAAGGGCTTGATCGCCACCACAGTCCCATCGGGAAACGTGTGGGTGTACAGGTCAGTGGTGTCGTAGTGGCCCGACCAGTCGTAGTCGGGATCGCCCGGTTTCGGCTCCGGCAGCATGTCTCGCGTCTCATCGGAAGCTTGGGCACGGGCGTCGGCCAGCGCTTCACCTACGGACAGTGGCTCACGTTCAAGCGCCGACTCGTCCCGCTCCCGATCATCGAGCTCGTCGAGTAGCACTTCGTCTCTCTTCTTCGCCATTTCGTTTCACCTTGGACTTCCTTGGCTGGACCTTGGCCCACCAGCGCCGCGCCAAGGTTTACAGCGCTGGTGGGAGAATTTGGGGCATCGTCGTGCAATGCGAGCGGTACATTCACGAAATGAAGAATGGGCTGGCCTGGATTCTTGTAGCGCTCGCATTAGCCGGATGTTCCACAGGTGTACCAACCGTCGAGCGGACAGTCACTGAGACAGCCCCGCCAGCGGACGACAGCCGCCTAGACGAGTCGTTCCTTGGCCAGGTCGCACTAATCGACGGGTTTGACGGGGAAACCAAAAGAACGTTGATCGACCTTGGGCATTCGGTGTGCAACGCGTTCGAAAGCGGACACAAGATGGACGTTCTGAGGATTCTGAACGACCGATACGGAATCGAATCTGCGGCGAAATTCATGCACGCATCTGCAACGTCGTATTGCCCAGATCAGTTGACGAACAGCTAGCCCGAGGGGTGGCCGCGCCGAAGCGCGGCCGCCCACCGACTAGGCCGGGGTGACAGTCGCGGTGGCACCGCCGGAACCGACAGCCGACAGCACGCCACCGTTGGCCAGCGTGATGTCGTAGGCGGTGCCCGCGGTGCCGGTGACCGTTGCGTTGCCGGCGCCGACATTCGGCAGAGCTCGATCGCGGTCTTCAGCGCAGTCGTGGCCACGTTGTACGCCAGAGCCGTAGTCGACTCAGACACCGAATCCCGCGTCACCGTGTACACCACCGTGCCGGCCGAACCCGAGATCGCCACATCCCACTCAGACGGCACCAGAATGTCGTTGAGCTCGGTGTACTCCACCCACGTCCGCCCCTGCGAATCCGGGAACATCTCCAAGGTGATCTCATAGACGGTCCAGTCCTTCGACTGGAAGATGATGTCACCGGTCTCCGACACCTGGGCATCCGCAATGCAGGTACGGATCTTGTCGTCACCGTCGATGGTGTCCACCACGTAGGAGTGGTGCGGCAGCACGTCGCTGGTCGACTGCGCAGTGATCTGAGTGCCGTGCGAGGCTGTCGCCGGAACCACAGTCACGTTGGAGTCGCCGTACAGCATCGCCTTCGCCTGCGGCGACTTCGGCTCGATCAGAACAAACTTGCCGGTGTCATCCTTACCGGTCTGGATCGAACGAACTTTATCGCCATTCCAATCGCGCTTGTTGTCTTTGTCGCGCTTGGATGAGACGGTGAAGCCGGTTTCGTCGCAGCCACCGAGCCGCGGGTTCCATCCAGCGATGGTCGGCCGCACGGAGGTTGCATCGGTCGGTAGAACGGTGCCGAGCGGATAGCGGAAGATGCCGCCCGCGAGTCCAGCGCGTGCGACCTGGGTGTTTCTGACGTTGGTGTGAGCCATGTCAGTTCCCTCCTAATAGGGGTTGTGCACCCCAAGTCGGGGCACGACGAAAACCCCCAACGCCGGTTGGCGAGGGGGTGGAAACCTTGGCTTGGTGGAACTCTGTGGGGTTAGGCGATGCTCTCGCGAGCACCCTTGGTGAGGTTGCACCGCAGGTGCGCTGTCACCAAGTTCGACCGTTCATGTGTGCCGCCGCACGCCAACGGAATGACGTGATCAAGGCTGGCGAATAACGGATTTGGCCAGTCAACATCAAGGCTGGCTGGCACTCCCGGATAGAGACACCCTGCGACTTGGCACTGCCAGTCATCGCGCTCGAAGATTTCCAACCGTGGCACATCTTCGATGAACGCCTCACGGTGGAGCGCCCGCCGCCGATGGTTTCCGCGAGTGCGGAGATCGGCGATTTTGTCGGGGTTCGCTTCCCGCCAACGCCGCACATCTTCGGCCGCCTTCTCCTTGTTGGCCTCGTAGTGACGTCGGCGATAGTCCGGGTTTGCTTCCCGCCAGAGACGGTTCTTCTCGGAGTCCCTGGCCTTGTTCGCTTCCCAGGATTTCCGGCGGTGGTCGGGGTTCGCTTCGCGCCATCGCTTCTTGCGTTCAGATTCCGCCGACTTGCAAATCTCGCACCGACACTTGTGGTAGACGTATCCGCTCGGGGTTCCATGCGGGATCGGCTTCGCCACCCCTTGATTCTACTGTCAGGGTACGACAGCCGACTGAATCGTCCATACCAAGTTTGCCTGACGGACAGGAAGGCTTGGAACGTCAGGATCTTGGGTGGGAAACGGTCCGTGAAGCTCGCACGGCTCGGTGACTGGTACGTCTTTGCCGTCGATCATCACATCGGGTGCGGCCCGCAGGATCGCTGCTACCAACTGGGCGGTCTGCGCGCACCGAACCTCGTGCTGTGCATCGTCATACACGTAGGCGTTGACCTGGCACCACTGGACACGACGGCATGTCTCCCGCCCCGGCAAGATAACGAGTCGAATGAACTGCGCAGGCATTGGTGACGGGATCTTGGTACCGACCTTGATTGACAACCCACGCTCCGCAAGGCCCTGTAGCAGGATCTTGCGGGCCAGAGTGTCCACGTCGGGGAAGACAACGAGATCGGTCATCAGTCCGGCCAAACCGCGAGATAGATCTCAGGTCCCTGACCGTCATCGAACTTGGCCGGGAACAGCTCGTACTTCCACGCCCCGACCGGAGTAGTCAGGGTGAGATACCCGAACTGGTCGCACATTCCAAGGATGCCGTCGAATTCGGATCCCCCTGGGCGCAAGCACGCCCCCACCACCGACGGCATGACCAGGAATGTCGGATCCATCCCGTCTAGCTCACCGCGATACCGCGGCGGGCCACCGATCGGGCCCCACGGCGAGAGAAAGTCACACTCATCTCCCACCGGGACGTGCAGCATGACCTCAGGCACCGCCCAGCGCCTTCTGTAGCGCATTGGTTTTCGCCTCGTGCTTCATCGCGCGAGCACCAGCCGCCCGGACACGACGCCGGGCACGCTTGTTGTCCGAGCCGTCCTCAACCTCGTAGTACGGCTCTGTCGCGGCCGGATCGGTGGTCGACGGAACCGCGTTGGCCTTGTCCGCCAACTCTTTCGCCGCATCATCCACTAGGGATTGCGCGAACGAACCCGTCAACAGCTCATCAAACCCGGCGTCGTTGAACTTGATTCGCATCAGAACACCGCCTTCAACTCGATCACTAGACGGTCCGGAGAGAAGCCGAACGGACTGTGATTGCTGTCCTTCGGCAGCCCGATCACTTCTAGACGGGCTGGATTGCCGTCCGAATCGAGAAGTTCGGCGATAGTGAATCGATCCCGATGTCCCACTGTCACAGCCGAATCGACCACAAGCACCACATCAACAGTGACCCGATCTCCACCAGTCGGTGGCGTTGCAGGCTCGGCGGTATCCGGCGTCCACCACACGCATGGGCGCGACACTGGATCCAACCAGCCCGGCACCGTATTGCCGTGATCATCCTCAACGCCAGGTGTATAGACCTCGTGCTGGCATGTGAACGGCAGCGGAAAGTAGCGGGCCAAACTCACCACTTCGAGGTGCCCACATTCCCGACCCGACCACGGCACCCGAACGGGCGCAGTGTCGCCTTGTCCTGCTTGGTCAGCCACACCCCGCCCGATGTCGCATCGGACGAGTAGCTGCGGTTCACACCGAAGATGCCCATGGTGGCCTGGAGTTGGGATACGCCAGGTTCAGGAGCATTGTCTGCGCCGCCCACGGCCAGGACCCGGGCCACCATGCGTGACACGACGATTTTCACCGCGTCCGGCACTGGATCTGGTACACACCGCATCCAGCCTTCAACCATGACTGACGCCTCGTCGAGAAGCCCGGTCACCCGGGCTGTCTCGTCAGTCGACAGGGGCCGACCGAGGCGGTCGACCACGTCTTGGCTTGTCGCCAGCGCCATCGGATTCCTTCGACTCAGTCGTCTTCTCGGTCAGGTGATCGCCCACCTCCACACCGTCTGGGACGGTGTCGCCGGCCTTCAGGCAAGCGACACCGCCACCAGCGGTATGCACGTAGACAACCCCTTCGAGGTCGCTACGGATCTTCATCAGAGAACCGTCGCCACCATCGAAGCCACCGGATTCACCAGCACCGGCATGGCGATGGCGTTGGAGTGGACCCACACCGCGATGGGATCCTTGGTCTTCCACGCACCCACCACGAGACCGGGCTGATCCGCCGATCCGATGCCGTACTCCGGCTCCCCGGCTTCCAGGGTTTCGCCGAAGAAGGTGGCGCCCAGTTCGGACTGGCCGTTGGGGTCGACCGCTGCGGGCAGCAGGTAGACCTTGTTGTCCGGAAGGACATTGTTGCCGCGGATCTTGCGGTCGTAGATGGTGATCGGAGGCAACCCGTACGAAGCCAGGACAGCCGAAAGGGCATCGATCGACACGATTCCCGGGGTTCCGCCGACGGTGGCGACCAGGCCGCGAATGTCGGCGTTGCGCTGCAGAGCAGCCACCACCCGCTTCGAGGTGACGATGGCGCCCGGCTGGTTGCCCTGATTGCCGGCGGCGAACACGTCACCCCAGGCGATCAGATCATCCAGCGGCTTGGCGGCGCCCGACCACAGCGTGGCTGCGGTGACCGTGTTGCCGGCGGGCCGACCGAACGTCATGGTCTGCACCACGCCGTTCTCATTGATCGTCAGAGCGCCGGTGTCCAGCGCCTGGCCGCGAGCGACCTCCAAGCGGTCGACGACCGCGTTGGCGACCCGCTGGGCGGCCTTCTCGACACCACCGGTGATGATGGCGTTGCCGTCGTTGCCGCGGGCCCGCAGCTGGTCGTACTCCGAAACCCGTTCCTTCAGGCCCAAGGGCAGCAGCTCGAACACCTTGCGGGTTCCCGCGCCGCCCGACCCGATCGGGGTTTCAGCGTCGAATGCCCGGTACTGCGCCAGAGCGCCATTGCCGTCCGCGGCGACGATGGTGCGGACCACGACGTCGGGAACCGAGTAGTTCGGCAACCAACGCGCCAGAGTGGCCTTCTGCCGCTCCACGTCCTCCACTGCAGCGCGGGCGAACCCGGTCAACTCGGCGGGGGTGATCAGATCAGTCCACAGAGCCATGATCAGGCCTCCCAGGTGAACAGGCCGCTGGTCTTCGCCGTGGCGGCGACCGTGGACGGCAACTTGGACAAGATGATGTGACCGTGCCGCAGATACGGGAAGGTCACATTTCCGGCGCCGCTGACCACACTGGTGTCGGTCAGAATGAAGCCGGCGATCACCTCAGTGCCATCGGAGGCGCCCGAGGCGTACGGCACAGCAAGGCCGGACGCGAGCGCGAACGGCTCGCCCGACTTGATCACACCGTTGGTCGTCTTCGACGTCCAGGCAGTGGGGTTCAGCGTCGCCGAACGGGGGGTTTCGGTGCCATGCCGTGAGCCAAGCCAGGACTGGTCACCTGCACCGACAGACTCGCTGCGAATACCGAGCTGAGTCATGGTGTCACTCTCCTTTCAAGAGCGATATGCAGGTGGCCCACCTGCGGGGGTTACTTGGGATGTGCTGCCGCATACCGTTCACGGCCCGCGGCCAGAGATCCGCCACGCGCTTGCGACGGATTGCCCTGCTGCGGATTCGGTCTCGGACCCGGGGCGCCAAGATGTGGCAGCAGCTCGTCGATTTCGGCGTCCAGCTCCTCGGCCGTGGTTCCGGTCAGCTTCTTCGCGAGTGCCGCCGGCAGACCCTTCTCGGCCGCGCGATCAGTGCGCAGTTGCGCCAAAGTAGCCGCCTGGGCGGTCTCCTCCGCCTGTTTCTGCGCGGCCAGGGCCCCGTCCAGCTTCTCCTGCAGTTCGTTGAACTTCTGCTGCCACTCGGGCAAGCCCTCGTTCTTCGCTGTTTTCAGTTGGGCATTCGCCGCATCCAACTGCTTCTGCAGATCCTTAGCTTGGGACTCGGCCGTTTTGCGAGCTTCGCGCTCCGCGTCCAGCGCCTTCTTGCCTCCTTCGCCCAACGGTTCGTCGGGCTCTGGGGGTGGTGTCGGATCCGGGTCTGGTGGATCTCCAGCGGGCGGTTCACCGAGTGGTGCAGATCCACCCATCACGGGCCAGATCGGGCCGCGCCTACCGATTCCGATCGCCTGCAGCCCGGTCGCCGGATGCACAGGCATGGTTGCGTGGATCATCGGGATTCCTCCCGCGATGCCCGGAATTCATCCGCGGCCTTGTTGAGCCGCTGGATTGCCTCCAGGTGTAATTCGGTGGCCTTACGAAGCGCCAGCGCTGCATGGACGTTGGCCTCCACCGGATTGGATGGAACGCGGCCATAGTGACTCCAGTCGCGAAATGCTCCGATCTGGATACCACTTTGGCGTGCGTACAAAATCCCTTCGTCCACGACCATCTCATCAGCGAAGATCGAAGTTTCATCGCCTTCGTTTGATGTGACTACATATGTGCTTGACATTCTTCCTCCATCGCAGAGGTAAACCGGTCGGCCTCGCGCCTTCCGGGGGTCTAAAGGTTCGCCTTGATCCAAGCCCGCGTTCGGGCACGGTCAGCTTCGGTGATGTTTCGAGACGTCGGCGTGTACGCCCGCACAGGAAGTGGCTGTCCACCGAACGCCGGGACGGCGACGCAATGGCAATGGTCATGCGCCCCAAAGTCAGCGGTCCCTTGGCTGCGATACAGCGTGGCGCGGCCCGCCAGCATCTGACAGAAGCCACAACCATCCGTTCGAGCTTTGCGTTGCCACCCTGCGCCTGCGGGTCTGCGTGCGCGGCGCCAGTGATCGTGGCGCGGCTCGCATCCGAGATGCGGCGCTGAAGCCCACCAGTGAGCCGGGTTAACGCAGCATCCCAGTCTGCGGTCTCCGGGGTGATGAGGCTGGATCCCCAGCCGGCCAAAGCTTCCGCGCCAAGATCTTGTGACACCGGGACATCGGCGCGGAACGATCCGCCGACACCTTGCACGTCTCGGTACTCGTCGTACCAATCGGCCGAGACAACCGCTGCTGCGTCACTGTATTCACCCACAAGGGTGGGCATCACATCCATCAGCGCGTCCTGCAGGTCTGCCAGCAAGGGACGGATCCACACCTCATACGATCCGCCCACATCAGGCAGACGGTCGCGTTCCGCTCGAAGATCCGGGGTTAAGATCTGCGCCCATAGCAGCGAAAGGTCGCTGCCCGCCTCGTCAGAGAGCGTTTGAACTAGGCTGCGGAGTTCCGTCGCTGTTGCCATTGACGTCCGAGTTCACGTTTCGGAGAGACCGGAGCCGGTCGATTACCTTGCCGCCAGAAGCCTTTGCGCGATCGCGCTCCAACTGCTGCTGTTCCTGCTGAGACAGCCCGATCCGGTCATAGGTCACCGAAGAATCGGCGGGCAGCACACCAGAGCCAATCAGCTTCGCCGCCTCATCAGCCGATGCCGCCCGAGTCGGAGTGGAGGCGTCACGCCACTTCACGCCGATCCGACGGAACACATCAGGATCCACCGATCCGTCCCGGAACAACATTGACAGGTAAGCGACTTCACGCCACGCCAAACCAAACGAGGTCTGGCGCCGCTCAGCCCGCTTCACCAACCGGTACTCCTGCTGGCGAATCGAATCCGCAGATGGAGGGTTCTCTGTCACGAAACCCAGATATGACGACGGGAATCCACATTCGGCGGCCAGGAGCATTGAATACGCCCGCACCTGGTCGATGTACGGGGTGGGCGGTGCTGGCCGGAACTCATGCAACTTCGGCTCAACGATATTGCCGTCGTCGTCCACCTGCGGTGGGATCGCATTCATCCGACCCGACGTGGAGGTCCACCCAGCCTTGCGGTTTTCCTCCGGCGAGTTCTCTTCACTCATCCCGAACACCGCCGGATCGGTATTCAACGCCGTCCACTTCGGGGTGGTGTAGAACTCGCGGTTGATCTCCATGCCCGTCAAGGTGCGGATCGCCGCATTGGTCAGGTACACCACAGCCCGGGTGATCTCCGAACGCCCATGCACATCAGAAGCACGCTCACGGTTCAACATCCGCGCCACCGGAACCCGACCAAGCTTGTGCGGGTCACGATCAACGATCACTAATTCGCCACGGGTTCGCTCGAACCGGATCGTCTCATTCGGCAGATACAGCGTCTCCATGATCGGAACACCGTGCCAGTCCCGGGTCTGCGACAGTGCAGACTTCGCCCGCCGCAGCCGGTAATCCCACTCCACCGTGCACGACTCAGTCGACTCCACTGTCACCAGGACATCGGGTTCGTCGCCCTTGCCTCGCCCCACACTGACAAACCCGCACCCGTAGGTTAACGCGTCCAGGTGACCGCGCCCGGATTCCACCGCTAGATCGTTGTCGACGTAAACGCTCTGAAGGTCTACCTCTTCAGCGCCGGTCCACCCTTGCTTCTCGAGCCGCTCTTCAAGGACATCAACTACTGTTCCCGGCCAGCCGATCACAGCCTCAATCAACCCCGGCAGCCCAGCTGGGGCCGAGATCCCGAGATCCTCAGCGCAGTGCTTGCCTCATAAAGATCAGCTTTGAACTTGTTCTTCAGCGCGACCCGCTGCAGTTGGGCCCTAAGTAGTGCGGCCGAATCCCGTTCCGACTCCGACAGCTTCAGCGACGGCAGGGCGATAGCCGTAGTCATCCCACCACCGCCTTCTTTACTCTCCGGGTACCAGTCGTCCTGCGAGTAGTCACTGCTGCGTACACCGCGGCGGACATCGAGATTGCTGGACCAATATCGAACGAATCTGAACGTGGGACCAACGCCCATCCGCCAGAGGCCAGGTCCTGTCGGCGAGACCCCCGGATTGCCGTGTCGAGATACGGATGACCGTTGTGCGTCAGTCGGCCCTGATCAGCCATGCCTAGCCACAGCGCATTGCCGGCCCCGGCCTCGTTCTTCGTATAAGCGGATGCCCTGAAGCCGAGTTGCTTGAGCTTCTCCCCCAGCGCCTTAGCCGCGCCGCTGGAATCATGCTTGATTGGTGTCCTTTTGGTGGCGTGGAGAGACATAAAGTTCACCGCTTCCACCTCTGACTGCGTCCCTAACGCGATCTCGACGTGCGCGGAATCCCCCTCGCACCAACATGCGGTGATCCATAGCCACCCTGAACGCGTGGCGTTGATTCCGTAGGACGCCACATCCGGGAGCGTGTCCAGATCCACCGCGAGAGTGTTCCACTGCTCCTTCGGAACGACCGCGAGCGTCTCGTTGGTTTTGTCCCAGATTCCGAAAACCTCGCGCAGAACATCCTCGGACGACATGTTCTCCACAAGGCGCTCAATCGCGGAATTGCCTACCCGGAATCTGTAAGAGGGGTTCGCCTCCGACAGTTTCTCCCAAAAGCCTGGCGCGTCAATGTCGGACACAACGTCCTCGGGAGAGTCCGGGGAGAACTCCACATAGATGCCCTTGAATGGGCGCTTCTTCATCGGTGCCAGCGCTTTGTCTCGTCGACGCTTGAACGCCTCATGCACGCCAAGCGCCACATCCTGAGGCCGCGGCGGTGTCCCCATGAAGAACGCCAAGCCGATATCGGAGACGTTCATCGCCGCAAGCATGTCAGTGAGCGCCGACTCTTTGAGGTTCTGGCACTCGTCGTACACCTGGATATCGACCTCGGCGAAGCCTCGACCAAACCCAGCAGACCGCGCACCAAACAAGATCCGCGACCCGTTCGCGAAGTGCACACCACGATTGTCGTCAGCCTGCACCACTGGATGCTGGGCACGCATCTTCGGGCGAATCGCCGGCTTCTCCACAATGCCCGCGATCTTCGTCAACGTCTCCGACGAGGTGCGGTCATGATGCGACGACCAAATCACCAACGTGCCCGGCCTTGACAAACAAATCGCGATGAGGCCAGCCATGACGCCCCACGTCTTGCCAGCCTGCCGCGCGATGCTCAACGTCACGCCCATGACATCGCATGCGAGAGAGCGGTCTTCGTCGTCCCGCACACCGAGAGCCGCGTACCAAATGTCCTCTTGCCACTGATCGAGCGTCACACCCATGCCGGGCAGCTCCGGCGCGATCAATTCGTGGTAGCGCGTGAAAGCTATGTCATCCGGGACGACACAGTGCCGTGCAATATCGACGAGCGGAGCAGGGTTAGCCCGATTTCCGGAAGCGACCGGCATCGAACGCCACTACCTTGCCCGACGATTCAGCTTGTTCAGCCGCAGTCTCGGCGCCCGACTTCGGCGCCAGTGCCCGCAGACGACCGATCTCCGCCTTCGCCCGCTCAAGCTGAGCATTCAACTGCGACCGCAGTTGCGGCTTCTCCTCGAACGCCTCAGCCAGGAGCCGATAACGAATCTTGGCCTCCGCCAACTCATCATTGGCGTCCATCGCATCATTCAACGTGACGTACTCAGCCATCGCGGCCAACTCCTTCACTGCGCCATCGCAGCGCAATATCAGATGAAACGCGGGTTCACATACGACACCCGAATCGGATCGACCGGCTTCGCGCCAGACGATTTCGCACGGTTGCACTGACGACACGCCGTTTGGCAGTTGTCCAGAGCATCAGCCTCAGCCTGCGACCACCCAAGTCGCAGAGCCTCATCCGAGGACACAATGTGGTCCACCGTGAACGAACGCGGATGAGGCGGCCGGGCGTCGTAATCAACCTCCCCGCCAAGCGCCTGACAATCGGCCGTGATCTGCAAAGCGCACTGGGCATCACCATCGCGCCGGCGGACCTCGGCTCGGCGCCGATCACGGATCGTGGTCGAAGCGAACGGCATCCCAACCCCCTACCCCTAGGTCACACACACATCCGCCTATGCCCTGAGAGGCGGCGCCCGACCCCCTCGGAGGGGTGCCCCCCTGGGGTTTGCTGGTCGAGTTTCCGCAGGTCAGAGGCTTACAGTTCGCACGAATCGTCGCAGGTCACAGGCGTTTCGGTCGGCCAGTTAGTCAGGCTGGGTCTCGCTCGGTCGGATGCCAGCGACGTTGGCCTCTGCTAGCCGCCAGCCGGATCAGGCGTCCTGCGGTCGAGCGTCGAACATCCATGGGGCTACTCCTCGGCTGTGGAGTGTCTTGGTAGCCGGTCGATCAAGCCGTTGAGTACGCGTTCGGCGGCTTCGATGTAGGGCTGGTGTCCGTCTTGGCGTGTTTGGTCGAGGGTGCGTTTCGCATCGGTGATGCGTTGCGTGAGGGTTCTTGGTTGCGCGAAGGTCGACATCAGCACCTCCCCGGGAAATGCGAAACGCCCCGGCACTTGGCTCGGGGCGTTATCGAAACCATCCTTTTGGGACGGCAATCTCTTGAGCGAAGCGTACCACGCACGCATGGGACAGCTACCGAAATGTCAAGTGGTCTGCGTGGCGTTTCTCTGCAGGGTTTCGATATGCAGCATCAGGCCATCTCCGCACGTGAACCACTCGCCATTGACGCGATGTCGAGCGAACTGCAGGTGTCGGCGTCGCTCAATGTCGACGCCTCCCGGTTCGACCGCTAACACCTCGTCGTGGGGAATGTCGAGCAGCCGCTTTCGGAGGTTGGTTGTTGTACCAATCTTCACGCGGTCGCCGAATTTCAGGTAATAGACGATTGGTTCGTGAGAGAACTGCCCAAAACCGCGGTCAAGCATCGCTTGCTTCTGAAGTGGCAGTGGCTTTTGATTCTTCACCACATGGTCGCGCCGGGCCTCTGATACCACTTCCGTCGACCGGGCGAGAACCTGAACGATGTGCCGGTCACACAGTGGGACGGGGAACTCGTACCGCTTCTGTGGGGTGGCTGAGCAACGCGGGTGGCAACATTCGACGCCGCCCCCGGGCGATTCGTACCGCACCGTTGATGTGGTTCCTCGGCCCTGATTAGACTTCATCCTGTCGAACTCCTAGTTAGTTCGGCCATTCCCCGGGGCTGTTCGCGCAGTCGCCGGGGCCTTTCGATTACACGTTCGATTGTACTTTGTTTTTCGTTGAGGGCCTGCGCTTTTCACGGTTGTGGTGGGCATGCAGAACGTCGCCCAAGCGATAGAACCTGGTCCCCGTTTCCGGATCCTCGGACACATGCCGAATGTCGCCGCGCTTGGCGAGGAGTCGCAGCCGCTCGCGATTCAGTCCTTGCCCAATGTCGCCCAGTCGGGATGCGACACCGGTGATGGTGGACAGCGTGACGACGCTCCGGTTGGCTGCCTCGACCCGAGCTCGATCGATCACCACGTAATCGTCGGGTGGTAGGTCGACTTGGCGTTGGCATTCGTCGATGCTGTCGCGGATGTCGATGTAGGCCTCTTCGGATCCTTCGGTGAGTGCGAGTTGGATCATGTTGCGCCTGAGCCAGCGGGCGAGGGAAATGAGGTCGTCCGTTTCGCGGTAGTGGATTTGGCGGTGCTCGCAGGTGTGGCGGACCCAGGTGACGAGTGTGGTGTGGAGTTGGTCGGCGGCTTCGGATGCGCCGATGTGGAATGGCATTCGTGAGCCGGGTTTCTGCCGGCGCGGCTTACCCAATCCCGACTTTTGGATGCGGGCTTGGCGGGTGACGGTGACGGCGAGTTGGTCGGCGAGGGCGGGGATGGTGCCGAGTGCTTCTGTGAGGCGGGTTTGGTTGGCGCGGTCGAGGTAGAAGTCGATGCTCATCCGTGCCTCCGTTGGTGGTATCCGGGGTAGTAGTCGCCGGGGTCGTCTTTGCCGCTGTGGATGACTCGTAGGTGTCGGGTGGGTTCGGGTGGTTTGGTGTGGGTGATGCCGTCTTGGCAGTCGTCGCAGAGTTCGCTTGTGGTGGCGGTTGGGAGGGTGAGGTTGCATACCTGGCAGGTGGGTTGGCTCACTGCTGGTCCCCGCTCTCGTCGTCGCAGTTGAATCGCAGGTCGTACGGCTCTGGTGGATGTATGGCTACGAAGCCGCCAGTGAATGCGATCTCGCAGAGTGCGGCGCCGGTGCGTCGTAGACGGTGGCGATGTGCTCTTCGGGGGGGCTGAACTTGTATGCGAGTTGGTGGATGTGGTGCGCGATGCGTTCGCGGATGGTCCATGGCTCGTCGAACGGTTTGCAGCTCACTGCGGGTCCTTTCCGTGCTGGCATTCGTTCCTTGGCTGGTAGCACTGCGGGCATGTGGGGCTTTGGGTGAGAAATTGGGCTTGAGCGTGGTGAATGTCAGCGAGCTTCACGGCGGCGCTCCAGGATCTCGGTGAGCCCTACGAGTGCTGCCCCTCGTGCGTGGTGGATGCAGACGGGCCAGTAGCTGTGATCCTCGGTGTTGATGGCGACGGCGTAGGCGGGTTTGTCGCAGGGCTGCGTCTCGCCTTTGCGGCTGGTCTCGGCGCAGCATTCGTTGGGGTACTTGTCCACGAAGTACCAGGGGTTGTCGCTCATTGGGATGCCTCCGCGGCGAATAGTTCGGCGGCAAGGAGGGATGCCGCGAGCGGGCGCACCTCGTCAGCGAATAGTTGGCACACGCCGCTGATCAAGACTTCATCGCCCTCGAAAAACACGTCTTCCGGTTCGCTTCCGACGAGCGTTTGCCACACCGGATCTCCGGCGCCGCTGTGCATGGCCGGCTCGGGTAGTTCCACGACGGCTATCCGGGCTGCCTTGAAAGCAGCGAGGATGGCGCGTGCCTCTTCGGCGAGGCACTTGGTGAGCTCGTCGTGAGTGACCCAGCGCGGACCGTTGAAGATGCGATCGGCGAGGTTGTTGGCCAACTGTTCGGCGATGACGGTTTCGGTGCGGTCGGTCATGCGGTCTCCTTGGATGTATCCGTGAACCCAGCCGCAGTACGTGCAGCAGGTGTAGCCGGGGACGGTGATGGTTCGGTAGTTGAGGGTGTGGGACTGGGCGGGAACGGTTTCCACGACGGTCGATCTGAGGCATTCGGGGCAGGGGCGCACGGGTCGGGGATGGTTCATCGAGTTTCGTCACTTTCGTCACGGATTGATGCTTGCGGTCGATTTTCGCCCGTTCGTCGCTCTGTGTGGCCGTGGGGAGGCACTGCCGCGTCCTCCACGACGATTCGCGCCCCGACAGCTTCGGCGTAGCGGAACAGGGTGGAGGCGAGTGGTTCGCGGCGCCCGGTCTCGAACGCGGAAATCATCGGCGCGGACACGTACATGCGGCGGGCGATCGTGCCCTGCTTGATGCCCTTGGCTTTGCGGATCGCGACGAGCTGGGCGACGAGATCGGTCACTGGTCGGAGCCTTTCGCGAGGACGGCGCGAACCTTGGCCATACCCCGGTCGTACGCGGGTCGATGGTCGATGTGGTCGCAGATTCGGCCGGCCGCGTTGTAGCCGTCGTCATCGCACAACTCGCAGTTGACGATCCGCAGCGCGTTGCGGTGCGCGTCGGCCCGATCGGTGACGTTGTGGCGGTGGGTTCGGGCGGCGTCGGACTGTTCACGGCTCAACGGCGCATGGACGGCACGGGACTCGTTGAGGCGTTCGCGTTGTTGCCGTGCCCGTTCGGTCGCGGCTGCGGTTTCGCGGGCTTGGCGGCGCGAGTCGAAATCAACGACCGGCTCGTCGGACTCTCCGTAGCGGTCAGGCATGTTGGGGCTCCTGAGGCAGTGGGTGGGTGCAGTCGGTCAGCGAGTTCGGTCCGGCTTCGCGTTTGCCGTTCTGGTCGCACAGGGTGCAGGCGTCGATGGCTTCGCGGCGCTTACGTCGCTGGGAACTTCGTCGGCTTTGATGCGGGTGGCTTCGGCTTCGTCCCATTCGCGTCGGCGGGCGCATTCGGGGCAGCTCGTCCGTGCGTTTTCGGTTGGGTGTCGAAGGCATTGGGGGCGGGGGGTTGGCGGTGTCTCGCCCTGGTGACCTTCCGTACTTACGTAACCCACTTTGGAGTTGGAGTAGGAGAAAGGAGCAGGAGTAGGAGTAGGGCCGGGGTTAGACGGGGGGTTAACCCCATCCCCCCGCTTAACCGTTAGCCCGGGGGTTGGGCCGGGGGTTAGCGGTGGGGTTGGAGTGGGGGTTAGACGCGGGGTAAACGGCTCCAACGTGGCGGGGTCAATAGCCTTCTGAGACAGCAGTTCCTTGACCGCTTCTCGCCCCCAACCGGCCGACACGATCACATCACTGTTCGCTTTGGCGTCAGCCTCGTTGCGGGCCTTGATCTTCTGCACCTCATGTACGACGACACCCCGCAACGTCCTCGACGCCAACGCTGCCCGGGCATTCGCCATCGACACAGCCATGTTCGGCTTCCTCCACAGGCCGTCGTGCTTGATCCACGACCTGAGTAGGAACTCCTCGGTGTTGGTGTCGATGATCAGGAACAGTTCGCGCGAGATCTCGGCCGCCGCAGCCTCGACGGACTGCGCGGTCCAGCCTTTCGACATTGCCGCTATGCGACCCGGATGCCATTCCCCCGCACCGCAGTACGACAACTGGGGGCTCGTCCATAGCACGAAGTACAGGTGCTGCGCGGGTGGGGTGAGGTCCAGCCAATCGTCATCACCCCAGATGGCGAGGTTGATTTCGGAGTGATCCTTGCCGGTCGCTTTGGCCATCAGGCATCACCGCCGACCGGGTAGAGCGAACCGTCGCGGCGCCTCCACTTCCGCTTCCAACCCACTTTCAACCGAGCCTCGGCGATGGATTCCGGATCCCACTCCGCAACGAACTCGTAAGTGACGCCGTATTCGTCGTCCCACCCCTGCCTGGAGAGCAGGTTGATCAGCGGTTCGCAGTGGCTGCAGTGGCGCCACGTCCAGATGTCGCCGGACTCGGTGTTGCGTTGGTGGCGGTACCGTTCACCGGGTTCGATCTGTCGTCGGCATAGCTTGCAGTCGTGGGGTTTCCGTGCTGTGCGCCACTCGTCGGCGATGGTTTGCATCAGCTCTCCTTTGGGCTTGGGCAGTCGGGTTTGCATCCTGTTTTGGGGTGGCAGCCGCAGTCGGGGCATCGGCCGCGGGCGATCAGTTCACGGCGCGGGAAAGGCAACCAGGGCTCACCCATTGGAGTGCTCCGGGTTCGGATTGTGGGTGCTGTCCGGGTGGAACTCGTCAAGACCACTCGGGGTGTAGGGCTGCACATCGACACGGACGACCTCACCGTGGAATGGGCAGCAGTCGTTGACTTGCTTGGTGCAGATGCAGCGGGCTTTCCCGACGGCGGGCATGAGGTGGTCGGTGCCGATGATCCAGAAGCTCATGGCCGCGCCTCGCTCCAACGAGACACCCAACGGGACTTGGCCTTGTCAGGGTCGAACCGGACGCAGTAGTCGTCGCAGAACGATGGGTGTGCTTCGTTGCCGCAGTCGCAGTCGTCGGCGTCCCGCTGCTCCCGCGTGAGTCCTCCGAGGCTTTGTCGATCTCAGCGGCAAGGTGAGCCTCAAAGTCGCTCAGATCGCCGCCGAGATAGTTGCATTGACCAGCCTCGCGCCCTGGCAGTAGGACAGTCCGTCGTCCAGGCTGAGCGTCCGCCGATGCTGTCTCTGCACGTCGGCGATGAGCTTCTGGGCGTCACTCATCGGACACCGCCAGGCGTCGAGGATGCGTTGCCCTATACCGCGAGTGGCGTGCTCATGCACCACGTCCCGCACGCGTTCGATGCCTTCCCGCAGTCGTTCAACCTCGGCCACCAGTCGGGCACGAGAGTGCGCGCCTGGGCGATGAACTCAGCGTTTGGCTTGTGCAGGTCGCCAGCGATCAGGCGGCCGCGCCCATGCTCGGTCCATACATTCGTCGCAGATCCGAAGTAGTACCGATCGCCGGGGATCGCCGACCAGGGCCCCTCGGTGACGCCGGCCAGCACGGCTTTGGCGCGCTCCACAACGTCGGTCATCGAGATGCCTCCATCGCTGCGGCATACCTCTTGTTCAGACCGGTGTGGTGACCTGGAACGCCCGGCCTGTGTCCAGGCGGCGGGCCGATAGGTACCGCTTGGGTCGACCACCAGCGGCATCACGGTCGGCCTCGATGACGATGACCATGCCGTCTGATCTGCGCACCCAGCGCGTTCCCAGATACTCGCTGGGTGCTCACCGTTCGCCGGTGTTGAGGATTCGATGCTGTGCGTGAAGATCCCAGCGCGGGCACGGCTTACAGCCTCGTGGGCAGCCTCAGCAGTCGGGAAACTGCCCAGGTGAATCCTCCTGCCGTGATGGCAAATTCGGGCCTGCCACCTACGGCGATGCGGGTAGACACCTCGGAACCCGCTACTACTGCGGGCGACGAGGTTCTCCATGTTCTGCTTCCGGGTCGCTTCCCGAAGGTGGTCCGGGCGGACGCACGCACGGTTTCGGCAGGCGTGGTCGATCTCTGTGCCATCGGGAATCGGTCCGTGGTGCAACTCGTATGACAGGCGGTGGACGCACACCTGCCTACCACCAACGCTCATGCGTCCGTATCCACCCCAATTGGTGCATCCGGTCCACAGCCAGCAGTCCCCTGACTTGTCGACCTGGGACCAAAGTCGTTCTGCAACTGACCTGCTCACTTTGATCTTGTCCTCCACATTGATCCGTACAGGGCGCGCTGGGTCTGGCACCAACGCACAAACTCAGGGCTCACTGCGCACACTCGTTTCGGCAACTGCAGTGACCATTGAGGAATCGCCTACAATCGGGCCGCCACCTCAACAGCTGCTCGAACGTGTCGAACTGCACGACCGACTGGTACTCACGCGGACGCCACACCTGCCATTGCCCGCCCTGCTTTCGGATGCGCCACTTGTTCCGGTCCATCACGACGACTCCTCGATCCGGCGGGACAATTCCTCCACCTGTTTCGCGAGGTCATGCACCAACCTGGCCAACACCAACCCAGCACCCAACGTGAGTGTCGGCCGCGTCGTATACGAAGGCAGCCCGTTCACCACCACCTCCAGTTGCGACGCCATCTCATACGCCTGCTCAGCGATCGACGGTTCGGTCATGCGCCGGCCTCGTCGAGCGCGCGGATGGTCGGGCACGGGTATGGGATGTGTTGGCCGACCGTTGAACATTCAGCGCAAAAATCCTCGTCCGGCATATCCCCGAACCCGACGGCGCGACCCGTCCGCAGGCGGTGCAGTTCCCGAACCTTGTTGAGCGCCTGGGTCTGTCGTTCGGCGAGTTGCTTGGTGGCCAGCACCTCATCCGCCGCGGACAAGATGCCCAGCACCGCGCCCCGCTCAATCGCACCCAACGTGTCAATCGGCCCCTCACCCAACGGGGCGCCATCCTCAGTAGCGTTCACTGTTCCTCCTGAATGTCTGCTCGATGCCCTACGAGGGCGTGATGTCGGCGAACGAACGCTGCGGCACCAGCAGGGTCGGGGTATTCGGATCGGACGGGGCGGCCGATCTTGCGCGCACACTCAGCGCATTCCACGGTGATCACGCGACCACCTCGCCCGGGATCAGCACCACCGTGCCGTCGTCCTCCAACAAGGACCGCCGCCGGTTGATCAGGACTGGAACCGTCTCCGGGCAGTCCTCAAACTGGGGCACCAACCAGCCGCACTCACGGGCCAGGGCACGCTGCGACTCAGCGAACGCATGGCACGCTTCGCAGGCGTGAATCCCATTCGACGCCAGGTTCGTTGACACGCGCTTGGATCCACCCATGCCCCGCGGCCGCCGATGATGGATCTGTGTCGCTTGGTCACCGTCGCAGCACCACCGGATCTCACACCGGCCACCCGAACGCGAGGTGATCAGTCCACGGGTTTCCGGGCTGAACCCGGTATCTCGGCGGCTCACGCGGGGACCCCTTCAGCCATGAGGGTGTCAGCGAACGCCATGACAGACGCCGCGTCGGCTTGCCGAATATCCGCCCCGACTTCATCCTTGAACCGCTGCGCCACCGCCTGCGGTTGCACCCCCAGCGACTCGCACACCTCTAGCAGCCGGTCCCGCGCCTCATCCTCAGCAGATTTCGGGGCCCGCTCATACGATGTCGAATCAGGGTCCGGCTCATCAGTCGGCAGACACAAGGTCTGCAACAGTGCCGTTCGGAACGCGACGGAATGCGCCTTCGCGGTGGCCTTGTCGCCACTGTCGAACGCCTCCCCCGCCGTGACCGCCACGATCTGGTCATCCTCGGGCCCGTAGAACGTGAACTCGACCATCAACCGGGCGTGACCCATCTCGGTGCGCTTATGGCCGACCACGACGGTCCCGTACTGGTAATCCAGGACCTTCGGGGCGACGATCACGCCGTGCTCCACCAGTGCCGGATAGACAGCGTTCGTTACCGCATCGATACCTCGAAAATTGAAGTTGCCCTGAGTATTGCGGTCACCCTTCTTCACCGCGCCCACGTCCCGCATGACAGCGTGAAGAGCTTGCCTCACCGTTGTCATTGGCCGGCCTCCAACTGCCTGAGCCCGTTCACGCCGAGCTGGCCGCGCGCCAACAATCCCGCGATGTTCAAATCCGCGTCGTCAGCCAACTTGCAGATCGGATACGGGTCACCCGTGACCACGTCGATCAGGCCATCGATCACCACCCCATCGGAGTCGACAAACGCGCCCTTCTTCGCCACGTCATCCAACAGTGACTTGAGGAACGCGGGACGAACTCGTTCCTCCACCTCAATCTCGGTGGGATGGTGGACTTTCACATAGGCCAGGACCGCGGCCTCGTTCACGACTTTGGCGGTTTTGCGGCCCTTCGCCATTGAGACGTGGCCCAGGACCACACCATCAGCGACAGCCGCTTTCCGTTCCCCGGGAAGCAACCCAAGAGCTGATTTGGCGTCGATCTCCCACACGCGGAGACGGTCTTTCAGCACTTGCACAACGCCAGGGTGGCGGTGGGGTCTTGCATCAGTAACGCCTCGATTCGTATTGGTCGACTGCGGCAGTTTCGGATTCGTCGGTCCACGAGTAGCCACCGGAACCGTTTGGCCAGGACCTGTAGTGGGGGCCGTCGTGGCCTGCAGGGTGTTCGCATTGCCCGCCGGACATGGTGCGACGCGGACACTTATGGAGCAGTGCGGCTTTGTCTTGGGCGTCGTATTCGTAGAGTTGCATCACGCAACCCCCTTGATCAGGCCGCGACGCTCACGCTCCGAGAGGCCACCCCATACGCCGAAGCGTTCCTGGTGTGCGAGTGCGTATTCCAGGCATTGATCCATCACGGGGCACTGCGCACAGATGCGCTTGGCCTCTTTGGTGCTGCCGCCCTTTTCAGGGAAGAACATGTCGCCGATGTCGACCTGCCTGCATAACCCCTCGGACTGCCACGGCTCCCGGTTCAGCAGATACTCGATCGTTCCGATGATGCTCACGACGCCGACGCCTCTCGCTCGCTGCGACGCTTCTGCCTGTGACGCGCCTCGTACACGCGGGAGTTCGCCGATCTGCTGCGGTCCCGGCACTCATTGCTGCAGTAGCGCGACAGGTGGTGCTGCGGGTCGAATTCGGTGCCGCAGTCCCGGCAGGAGCGCAGCTCATCTCGCGGGATTGAGATGCCCTGGCCCTGGCTGGTTGGGAGTTCGCGCCGGCGGAACGTCTTCCACCTGAGGAACAAGCCTGCGCGTTCGTCCGCGCTCAAACCCCCGTACACGCCGGTGGTTTCACTGCGAGCCAGCGCGTAGGCGAGGCACTCCTGTTGGACAGGGCAGGGGATGCAGATTGCTTTGGCGCGGGCGATCTCGTCGCGGTTGTCGGAGCAGAAGTCGATGCTGGTGTCGCAGATGCGGCGCCTCATCCAGTCCGTCGGCACTGCGGGTTTCGCTGTTGTGTGGCTCATTTGCGCCACACCTGGCCTGGCGCTCATACGGTCATCTCCCCGCGTGCTTGCCGGCCGATGCGTTGCAGGAGTGGCCACCATTCATCACACTGTCCTTGAACCGAGGCGTTAACCACGTCGACGGCGTTGTCTGCGGTGAATCCGCCGGTGGTCATGACGCCTTTGACGACGCCGAGTACTCCGGTTGCGGTGGGGCGGGTGGCGATGGTGTCGCAGATGATGTAGCCGTAGTTGTTGACGTAGTCGGCTTCACCAGGGCTGAGGTATCCGTCTGCTTTGGCGTGGGGTGCGGTGTAGAGCCCGGACAGGATCGCGGCGAAGATCAGCAGCGGCGCCCATAGCCATTCCCGCAGCTTCGGTTTCGGGTTCATGACGCCACCTTCGAGGCGGTGCTGGCCTTCTTCGCGCGCGGCTTCCTCGCAGCTCTGGCGGGCCTCTCCGGTTCCCGCGCCCACTCCGGTGTCACCCAATCCATCGACACCTCATCAGGCATCCGAACCGGCATCACCAGGCCGACGAAGCTGTCGCCGACCGTGACTCTGATCGGCTTCGCGTGACCGAAGAAGTGCATCCGCATCCGCGAGGCTCGTGAGCCCTGCAACCGTGCGAACTTCGCCAACAGTTGCGGGTTGATGTCCATCGCCTTCGACGGCTCACAATCCGGCACCGACTCCAACAGCTTCAACCAACCGTGATGTGCGCCACGCTCGATCTCGCTGGGCAGGGTGAGGGTTTCGCCGCTACTGAACGAGACACGCACCTGCTTGTCGTCCGCGTCGATCGCGACCGTTGAGAAGCACTGCTTCCCGGCCCCGGCGAGTTGAGTGATCGTTTTGACCTGCCGCAGCGACAAGGCAGCCAGGAACTCGCCCGGTTCGTCCAGCTCGGTCTTGGATGCGCCCAACGTGAACCGGTCCGTGGCGACGGCGACGAGCTCACCGCCCCTCGCCTCCACGTGCACCGCGTTGATGACCGGGATCATGTTGTCGCTGTGCGCGAACAGCGCCGCCTCTTTCAGGACTCGTACCAGCTCGTTCGTCTGCAGTTGAATGCTCATGCCGTCACCGCCTCAATCTCGCGGCCGTACCGGTCGACCTCGACACAGGCCACCACCACCCTGCGTGCCTTGATTTTGTCGCCCAAGGTGACCATCTCGTCCAGGCGCACACCGACTTTCAGGAATCGAGCTTCGTCAACCGGACCGCCGAGGTAGTCCAGGGAGCGCAGCGGATGGTCGCAGAAGTTCAGGCCCTTGCCGCAGTCCCGCCACGTGGCATCCCAGTCCGGCGCTTCTGGCAGCGTCCCGGGTGAGTAGTCGACACCGCGGCCTGTTGTCCACTCCCGGTTGACCGCTTTGTACAGGTAGGCGATGCCGTCGGTGACGGTGACGCCGTGGAACTCGCACCATGTGGCGGGATCATCGAAGTTGATGGTGGTGAGGTCGATGACCTGGCCGTTGCCGTCGAGGGTTACACGCTGTGAATGCAGGTGGATACCGACGTATTTCGTCGCCTCGACGTGCGAACTGCCCCGCGCCACGACGTGCGAACTGTCCCGCGCCACGACGTGCGAACTGCCCCACGCCACGACGTGCGAACTGCCCCGCGCCTCGACGTGCGAACTGTCCCGCGCCACGACGTGCGAACTGTCCCACGCCACGACGTGCGAAGACGGGGTGCGGTGCTGCACGCTTGACGGGGTGCGGTGCTGCACGCTTGACGGGGTGCGGTGCTGCACGCTTGACGGGGACGCCACGACGTGCGAACTGCCCCACGCCACGACGTGCGAACTGCCCCACGCCACGACGTGCGAACTGCCCCGCGCCACGACGTGCGAACTGCCCGAATCACCGAGTCGGAGCCAGACGCCGGCCTCGGACTCGATGTAGATGACGGCGGCTTTGTCCGCGAGGGCATTGTCGAGTTCCTGCTGTGTGCGGACGGTGATGCTCATGCTGCGGCGACCTCCGCGGCACGGTGCCTGCCCTGGTAGTCGCCCGGGTCCGTGCTCCAGCCGACGTAATGCAGACCTTCGCCATCAGACTCAGGGACCGGGACCGCCTTGTTGCGCAACCTGACCTCGATCAGAAACCGGGCGAGCGTGAGGTTGACCTCCTGGATCGTCCGATGACGCTCGTCGTGGTCTACAGTTGGGTGTTGCATTACCTTCTCCTTTGTTGGGTTGTGATGCTTGGCCTCGCCGGATGCGCCCCGGCGAGGCCGATTTAGTTGTTAGGCGTGGATGCGAACCAGTGCGGCGTCAACCGCTTCGGTGGTGATGTCAGTGGGCGTGTCGAGTTCCATGAGGTCGCGCCACGCCTGGATTGCGTTGCGAGTGAAGTCGACTAGTGCGGCGGACTCTGCGGCGGACTCTGCGGCGGACTCTGCGGCGGACCGTGCGGCGGACCGTGCGGCGGACCATGCGGCGGACTCTGCGGCGGACCGTGCGGCGGACCGTGCGGCGGACCGTGCGGCGGACCATGCGGCGGACCATGCGGCGGACTCTGCGGCGGACCATGCGGCGGACTCTGCGGCGGACTCTGCGGCGGACCGTGCGGCGGACTCTGCGGCGGACCATGCGGCGGACTCTGCGGCGGACCGTGCGGTGGACTCTGCGGCGGACCGTGCGGCGTATGCGTCCCAAGCAAACGCGACCTCACCCGTTGCAGACTTGCGGTGTAGTTCGGCAATGTCACGGATCGCCTGCGCTCCAGCCTCATCGGCGAACCGAATGACACCCCACTCGGAGTTCGTCAACACCTCAGCGATCCACAGCGCATAGATCGCATCAGAATCAGTAGCGGTGCCGACGGTCGCCCAGCCGAGATCCAGGACGATCAGGCCGTTCTCGGGCGAGAGGAACCCGTCCGGTCCGGCCAACTGGTCGTTGACCATCTGCACGATCGCCGCGAGTGGCCGTGCCGAGCATTCGGGGGTAGTCGGTGATGCGGGTGTCGCCGTTGATGTAGCTGATGACGTTCATGGCGCAGCCCTTGCCGGAGCCTGGTTGATGCGAGCCGCTGGCGAGGCGCAGCGGGTGGGTGATGCGATCGAGGTCGATGGACATGGTTGTTTCCTCTCGGGTGGGTTACTTACGGGTGATTCGGTAGTCGGCCAGAAGTGAGCTGGCGAAGGCGTCGATCAGGACGTCGGGGTGGCCGGTGTTGGCGCGGATGGCGGCCCCGGTCAGGTGTGCGGACAGGTCCTCGTGACCGACTGAAAGCAGTGCTGTCCGATACGCCTTTATTGCGACCCCGGCGACCATCGAAGGGGTGCAGCCGATCAATGCCGCACCGTTGTCGGCCCGATCCAGCCATTCCGCAACGGCGTCGTATGCGGCCATCACGGCGTCCCAGTCATTCGGTCGAGCACCAGCCTCGTCGGGTGGAAGAACTGGGATCGTCACGCGTTCCCCCGGGGCAGGTGCGGCCACCTCACCGGGGTCAGACTTGGGGTATTCGGCTTCGGCCTCAGGCCAGAAGACGCCCGCGTATCCGTGAAGCCCGTCGTGCCCTCGTGGCCTGCTGCAGATGTAGAGGTCCCGGCACCAGAACTGGGCGCCGCATTGGGGGCGCTCCGGGGGTGCCGACTGCAGAATGTCGGATGCACCCCCGGAGCCTTCGCCACCCACCACGCTGTGAGCGTTGGGGACAGTGGGTGACGGGTCTGCCGCGTGAGGAGTCGCGGCAGAAGAATGTTCGACAACTGGACCGTCGCCGTAAGGGCATGGACGCCGGTCATTGACACCAGCGCAGTGGAACCACGCCTCGACATCGCGATGCCAGTAGACCGCTTCATCGCACTTGTTGCACTGCCGAGTGCACCAAGACGCCTCGCCCGCGCACCACTCGCCATGGAACGCGCACACCTCGGACGGTTCCAGGCTGTCGCGTTGTTCCTCGAACTCGTTCAACCACTGCGGCCCATCAAACGGATCGAGGTACTGCTTACACCCACACGGAACCCGCTCCGGGCCGACCCGCCTACCGCACCTGCCCACCAGTTCCACGTGATCCACACGGGCATGACCACACCCCGCACACACCGCCGTGGCATCCACACGAGCACGCTCAGTGGACTCCAGATGCGAACCCAGGATCGTCAGGACAGTGCCAGCAGCACAACGCAACTCATGCGCAAGATCCGAAGCGGCAGAGACGGAATCGCCAATGAAGTCAGCCACGGTCAGCCTCCTTCATCCCAAGGAACTGTTTCGCCTGTTCATGTGCGCAAGGCCCGTCGAAGAACCCGTGAGCCTGGCAGTCGCCGTTGTGGTCGAACCAGCAGTCATCGGCATCGACCAGCGCACGTAGCAGCGATTCCGCGGACTCGATGCGGTCGGCGAGGTCGGCCACGAGCTGCGGCGCGGCAGCGATGAACTCGGCGTCGGCTTGCTGGTGGTACAGGCGAGTCACGCACACGGCTTCGCGGGTCGATTGCGCATCTGCAGGAATGACGCAGTTGCCTTGCTCGCCGCTGTACTCCGCGATCCACGGTCCTGGCGTGATCCCGGCGAGCAGTTCCCGTGCACGGGTGACGATGTCGCTCATGATCGGGCCGCCTCACGCGCAACCGACTCCAACTCCTCAACCAGAGCATGAAGCCGCGCGTTCTCCGCATCAGCCACCGCGAGAAGCCGTTCCGCAGACTCGGCACGCTCCAACGCAACCCGCTCAGCCTCGATGTAATGACGAATCTCCCGCCACTGCCCCGCAGCAGACTCAGCGAACCCCTCAAACAGACTCGTCAACTTCTCGATCTGCGCCCGATCAAACTCCGTCACCGCCGCCTGATACAGGGCATCCGCAGCCACATCAACCCGCTGCAACACCCGCACCGCGTACGGCTCATCATCAAACTGACGCGTCACGAGGCCAACCTCCGCCTGGACCGGGACGACAAACCATCCGCAATCGACACCGGCTCAGGCATCGGCTCATCAGGCACCACAACAACTTCCGGCTCATCGTCACCCTCAAGCCACCTGGCCACATGCTCATCGGTGAACAGGTAGATGCCCCGCTTCCGCGAGATACAACGGGACGGAATGTCACCAGCAGAGGCGTGCCGGCGCACGTACCGGATCGGGTCCTTGATGCCCAGTGGGGCAATGAATTCGGCGGCGAACTGCTCCACCGTACGAATCGCAGTCATCGTTCCCCCTTCGGTTTCGACTGCCAGAGCGGACGTTTCGGCTTCGGCCAATGCTGGATACGCGGACGCGGCGCGGAATGGAAAGTCACGACGCGCCACCAGGCGCCACGAACTTCGCCATATGGAAGTTGTTGATGTGGTCAACCAGCGCGTTGTGCAATGCGATCGTTTCGGCGGGCCCAAGGGAAAGCGGTCCGATTTCAAACGTCGGGTCACCGAACTGAAGGGATGACCTGACTGGAACGCTCAACCACATGTCGATCCGAACGTCGAGTGGTTCCAGAACGCCATGCTCCTGGACTACCTCCCTGTCGGGGTCTCCAAGGGTGGTCACTCCGTCTACCTCAGCGAACCGCCTGGGTGGATGGTCGAACAGTTCGAAACGGATCTCGCTGTTCACTACGCCGCGACCTCGCGCGCAATCAGGCGGGCAATGGCCTCAGCTCCGGCCGGAGTGATCTTCAGAGTGTGCATAACCTCGGAGCCACGGAACCGCGGCGCCTTGTGTTCGGGAATGCGCCGGAAATAGCGCTTCTTGTCGGCCTTCTCGGAGTATCGGTTGCGCTCAACCTTCCGGTTCTCCTTGTTGGACCACCGGCTGTCGGTCTGGCTGTAGATCCAGCCCTTCGTGATCAACAGGTCGCGAAGCCACGATTCCTTGACGTTGTGCGTCGATGCGACGGTGGAAAACAGGAGGCAGTCGGCGTCGGTGACGTACTGGTCGATGTAGGCGACCTTGGGTGCGTCCGCTGTCACCTTCTCTTCGAGCTGGTGAATGCGCGCATCGCGGGCATCGAGCATTTTGTGGGCTTCTACCAAGGCTGCGGCGACGAGTTCACCGCCCTGGAGCGGTGAGGCCACCCGCTGCGTGAGCAGCTTCCGCATCGCGTAGAACCCTGCGACCAACCGCTTCTTGAAGTCCTTCACCGCCGCGCTGTTGCGGAGGTAGGTCATCACCAGCGCCGCGGCCGGCTCATTGAGTTCGACGTAGGTAGTCGGGCGGCCTCGGCCCTCGCTCAATTTCCCGGTTTCAAACCGGACAATTCCGACCTCGTTCAGATCGGCCAGATTGTCGCGGATGAGCTCCACAACGTTCTGGTGTTGGTTGCCGGTCTCGGCGGCGATCACCAGTGACGTGGTGAACGGCTCACCGTCCGAACCCTCGAAAACGAGGTCGTGGTTGATACTCTCGATATCTGACACTGAGACTCCTTCTCTCTTTGTCGGTGGCCCTCACCTCTTGCCGGGTGGGGGCCTTTCACTTATGCGGGTCGTTTCGCGGCACTCGCACCACGAAACACCCGGGGCACGAAAAGATCGCCGTCAGACACTTCGAGCGCCCTTTCGATCGCCAGTCCGCGCAGCTCGTGCGTGTTCTTCGCGGTCCCGTTGGCAATCTGACCAATCAGAGCTTTCGACACCCCCGCGGGAACGTCGTCGCCGCGGTTCTTCTTCTTCTCAGCCCGGGCGATCTTCCGAAGTTCGCGCTCAGCCTCATCGGCCAGCTCTTGATACGACATGCCCGACCGGCGCAATGCCCGACGAAACAGATCGGTATCAACCTCGGCGTACATGCCGCGTGATGTGAACCCCATGTTGCGCCTCCCTTCTGTCGGTTCGCGGTACGTGGACCACGATACACCGCTAGACGATTCGGTCAAGCATTAATCTGCGAGAATGTGCCAATCACCTCACTGAGCAGGAATTACGTCAATGTTTTTCCTAGACAGTGCGGCTAGCTGAGCGGTATTCGAACACTCGACGCGAAAGGCAGTGTGTGCACCGTGAGCGACTCGAATCTACCGCCCGAACAGTGGCGACCACTGTTCGACAAGCGGCAGATCGCCTTCGGATACCGCCCGCTGGCCGCCAAGCTCGACATGAACCACACCCGCATCCGCCGACTACTGCTCGGCGGAGGAACCACCGAGGACGCCCTACGTCAGGTAGCGGACTTCTTCGGCGTTCCCGTGGCAAAGGTTCGTGAGCTGCGCGGTGAGGCCGCGGTCGAACGTGAGCCGTTCACCCTGCCCGATGACGCGGGCAGGCTCACTGAGCGGGAGCGCGACGTCATCCGGTCAATGGTCCGGGTGCTCCTCGAAGCAAGGGAGCAGGCCCATGCCGTACCTCCTCATCAAGCCACGACGTCGGGAACATCGGATGAAGCGCACGAAAACGAGGAGGCCAGGTCAACGGACAAGCCTGAGGACCCTGCGGCCCGGCTCCGGCGGCACCAAGACGCCTTCCGGGACCAGGTCCATGGTGACCAAAACCGCGCGGATGAGGGAGCATGACCAACTATCCATGGGGCGCTCGTCGAGTCGCTCGGCCAGCTCCACTTGTAGTTGCTTCCGCAGTTCCGGTGTGTCACCCACCCCAGCCCCCAATGCAAGCCAAATAGGGCCCACCCCCCGGCTGGGCCGAATCGTCAAATGTGTTGCCACGCCCAATGTTTGGGCGCGTGCGACAGCCTAGGTCGATAACCGTCAAGATCGCGGCGGAATCAGTACCGCCGACAATTTTCTTACCGTTGGCTTGGAGTTCGTGCAGCAAACAACGGAACTGCGTATTTCGCCAGCGAAACCACCCAAGTTAGCGGAGTTGGCTAAATCGTCGGGGGGGGGGACTTCTTTGCTATCTCTTCTCGGGAACCTCTTGCAGGTGCAGCGCTAATTCTCAGCTAACCCCAGCATCGACGGTAACTACGTTCTCTGCACAGCCGTCCGCAACCGACAGGTATTGCCCGACGCAACACCAGCGAATTTGACCAGGAAAGTAGCTGCCATCCGCCAGTGGCAATGTCAGTCCAGCATCCCGTCCATCAGGCTCGAGGCTGCTTTGGCGCTGGCCCGGTCCACGTCGCCGTAGATATCGGCGGTGACCTTGATCGACTCGTGACCCATCTGCCGCGACACCACGAACATGGGAGTGCCCCCGAGCAGCTGCCACGAGGCATATGTGTGGCGGAGGTCGTGCGGCGTCGGCCTGGGCGTGAGCTTGGCGGCCGCGACCGCGGGGTTCCACACGTCACGCCAGAAATGCTGATACCGCACCGGGCCGCCGTCTGGGCGCGGGAACACCCACTCCCGGGAGAGGTCCAGATTCTCCAAGAGCCGCGGTGGAACGTCGACCGTGCGGCGTGATCTTTTCGTCTTCGGCGGCCCCAAGTAGTAGCCCTTGGTGGGCGAGTACTTCCACGCCTGCCGAACCAGCGCGGTGCCATCTTTCACGCCGATGTGCTGCGGCTGCAGCGCGGACGCTTCGCCCCATCGCATTCCCGACGCGACGAGGAACTGCACCAGGGGCTTCCAGTAGTCCGCTGTTGCGGCGTGCAAGCTGCCGAACTCCGCACGGTCCAGCATCCGCATGTCATCGTTGCTGTCCTCAGCATCCCCGCGGGGCAGCCTTCGGCCGGCCGCCGGATTGACGGCGATGTGCTTCGGGATCGCTGCGTTCAACGCTGCCGACAGGAACCCGTGTTTGTTGGCGATCGTCTTCGGCGCATGGCCGGCGCCCTTGCGGCCACCGTTGTTCTCCATCCACTTCACCCACTTAGCAACGTCTTCTTCTGCGAGCTCAGCGATAGGAATCGTCCCGAGGTGTGGGGCGATGTCGTTGCGAAGGTACTCGTTGTACTTGTCGATCGTGTATTGCTCGACGCCGGTCAGGTGGTCGATGTGGTGACGGATCCACTGCTCGACGGTGAGCGCCCTGGCGGCTTTGCGGGGGCTGGGGTCGATGCCATGCATTTCCAGGGCCCGAGCCGCGCCGTATGCGGCGATGGCTGCCACGAACGCATCTGCAGACTTACGGTCAACGAACGTCAATGAACCCTGTTTCGAGCCACGCCCACCGAAGCGGTAGGACACGTCGAAGGATGTTGTGCCGTCTGACCTTGTCCGTTCACGAACATGAGCCATCAGCAGACTCCGCTCAAAATGCCCCGAACTTCTTGGGCACGTCCACATCGGATCATGTCGAGTGGAGTTCGATCGTTGAGGCGAGCATTCTTCGTCGCCAACCATGACTCGACGGCCCACGGATGGTAGAGCTGCTCAAGCTGGACCAGAATGTCATGCGGGATTTCCATGCTGGGACTCAGCTTGGTCCGATCGGTGGGCAGCGTGCGTTGATGGTGTGCGAAGGCCTCGGCTTCCGCCTTGTCGGACTCCTTGAACATCCGGGACTCGATGGTCTCCTTGCCGTTTATCGAGTCATATTCGCGCCACTCGACGACATGCCACTTCTTCCCGGCACCGGAGATCTCGCGGCATAGCGATTCGGGGGCGACCACCCATCCTTGCGGTGGTCGATGAATACGCCGGGTGTTCTCCGCGGGCGTAACGGCTTCCAGGTGGCCCGCTGCAACGCACGCCCGGTTACAGCACAAATGGTCGATGACAAACCCGTCTGGCACTTGCTTGTAATTCGCCAGCATCCACGCCACGCGGTAGGCGCCCACGTGCCGCCCGTTCAGGGCGATGCGACCGTAGCCGTTGGCGTCGATGATGCCTGTCCATTCCAGACAGCCGGAGTCCACCAATCGCACTGACGACTGGAACTTCCCCAGAAACTTCGGGTCGAAGATGGCCCTCAGTTCGATCTTGCTTGGTTTGGGCTGGCGTTTCCTGGGGGACCGTTTCACCCCGGCCCGATCTGAACCCGGGGCCGCATGATGTGCTGCATGATTACCGGCCAT